GTCACGGTTTACTTTCTTTGTGCTTTGAGTACTTGTAACTCATCACGCAACTTACGCTCTGCTTCATACGCTATAGATAATGACTCTTTATAGCCTTCAATCTCTTTGTCCTTCGCGGCGAGTTCACTCCTTAAATCTCGCAACATACCCTCAAGCTTAAATTCGTATTCTGTTAGTTCACTCATTCTTTAACTCCTTGTGCCATGCGGCGTAAAAACTCTGCAACATACTCATTCATTAGCCTGTCGCCATCGTCATCTAAATACTTTTCAGCCGCTTCCAGCAACGCCAGACTCCGCACTTCTGCATCATGCTTTTCAAGCCGGGTTGATTTGTTGGAGAGGGCTTCAGCGTTATATAACTTCCATCTGTTATCTTCATCGGCTTTATCAAATTGTGCTTTTGAACCTTCGCCCCAACTGCTCTCCCAATTATCCCAGATTAGATAAATTACATTTGATTCTATTTCTGCTATCCTTGCATTCGCTTCGGCAATCTCTTTATCCTTCGCGGCGGCTTCGGATTGAAGCTGGTCAATAATTGCCAGCGCACACTCATAGTGACTACGCCCCCACTTATAGCAACCCTCGCCATGAGTACCGATATGGCCTTCGTAATAATTCAACTTTTCAATCAATCGCGCAATATCTATGTCATTCTGCGCCTCGATGCGTTTTATGGATTCATTTTCAGTGCGAAGCGCGGCGAGTTCTTTATGCAATTCCTCGACATATAGTTTCAAAACTTGCGGAACTCCGTAGGAATTTAGTAAATCATGCGCTGATATTTGTTCACTCATTCTTTAGCTCCTTGCGCCATGCGGTACAAAATACCTTCTACTTCTGCCAGTCGGCATTCTCTATTAAGTACGGTTATTTCATATTGGACTTCTTGTAAAACTTCCCTCCGCACTTCTGCATCATGCTTTTCAAGCCAGTCTGATTTATTGGCGAGGGCCTCTGTACCCAACTTGATTGCAAGGTCGGTGCTATTGCTGTACATATTTCCTTTCAACGCCTCTTCCAATTCTGCAATCCGCTTTTCCAACGGCTCGGTTAGTGCGGCGGCAAAGGATTCTAATTCAAGTGGGTAAAATGTCCACAGTAGTTGAGTCGGAGGATTACTAAACTCTGTATGGCTAAATGCGCCGCACTCTTTCGCTAACTCTATTATTTCTTCATTATTCATTTCAATTCCTTTAATCTATCGCCGATGTGTGTGTAACTGCCTGAGCTATTCGGCCAAATCGGTTTAGCCCATTCCTCCATCACCTCTCTCTGCATGGATTCGCGGCCTGCTTTAAACGCAACTAGAGCTGATTCTTCTTCATAACCAAATGTTCTTCGATTGGCTTCTTTGCTCCACCACTTCTCAAACTCTTCCTTGATTTTATCGCTCATTTAATCATCCTCTCTACCTTCTGATTGCGTTTCAGATAATTTTCATTCTGCCGATACACAGATTCTACCCAAGCCTGATGCTGTAGGTATGGGCGGGAATCTTGCTTCGCTTGTTCCAAGCTGCCGACGAGGTAGCCGATCACGAAGGCAACGACTGAAATTAGGGCGAAGTAAAATATGATGTCTGTTATTTTCATTTCGATTCCTCACACTGCATACACGTTGTTTTTCTGTGTCCTACCCTTATCTCGCCTGTTGATACAAGCCGTTCGTAATCGAACTCTAGACGCGGCTTTGTTTCACCACAGGCATCGCAGGTCTTCGGCATGCTCGGCACTTTACTGCCGCTGTGAATATAGTTTCGATAAACAACGGGTGTGTAGCCCAGCATTGCAGCCAGAGAAGGTATCTGCGGTAGCGTTTTTGTAATTTGGATTTCTTGTGTTTTCATTTTGGCTCTCCTAAAGTTTTCTTGTACCGCTGCTGATAGTCCGGGTTCCTTGCTTTGAACGCCTTTTGATACTCTCTCTGTTTTTCCAGTCTGTACTGTTCCCACGCATCGCGAACCTTTGCAGGTTTCTTGGGCTGACGTTCTTTGGCGGCGCGCTTCAATCTACGATCATAGTCGGGGTCTTCCGCCAGCTTCTTGGCGCGCCATTGCTTTTTATACTCGCGTCTTTCTTCGCTCTCCATACTAACCTCGAAGTCCGGTACTCGACCGGGACAAGAGCCATGCCGCAGAGATTGGGTAACCGTAGTGCAAGTACCTGAAAAACTTTCTGATCCTAATCATAAATTCTCCTTAAGTTTTTATATTTCGCCTCTTTGTCACGGCATGGGGCGCACGTACCGGCTACCAGCCGGAGGCTCTCCTCACCGCACGATTCGCACTCGCCTGCCGTGCCTACTGGTATCTCGCCGCGCGCCGCCGCAATGCGGCAGGCTAGTGCTTTCTCTATCTCATCCTGAGCCGCATCTGCTTCATCCATGCGCCATTTCCTCCAAGTCAACTAAATCCGATTGTACATCCGAGGGCTTCTTACACATCAGTTCAGCCCACATAAGTTGCTCCGCTTCTTTAAGAGAATTAGCTTCAACTGTAAAATCATATATCTCCCTAGTTACTATAGTACCTATATATGTTTTCATACATCCTCCTTTCCCGTTGACTGTCTACCATTATACTCTGGCAGTTCATACTCAGCAATTATTTCTGGGGTACTTTCCAGCCAGAAAGTAGCGGTACTTACCTTCTGCCCGATGCCCTTGATACGTTCTGTATTAGCACACATAGACAGAGCACTTACCGCGAACTGCGTCTTGGGCGGAAGCCCACCAAACGTGCCGTACTTACGCCGCCATGTCTCGTTGTTTATGACAAGAGAGTCGTACACCGGGCCGACTTTTAACTGCTGTATTCGACCGACCTTATCATAGGGGCTTCGCTCGGATTCAATTAAAAGTACACGCCAGTAATCACCAAAATCAGTTAGGTCTAACATAATTTCTCCTTATAGTTTTCCATCATCTTCTTCTTTCAACCACTCGTTGTACCGCTCGGTATACTGCTCAAGTTCGAACTCATAGGCATGCTCGTATTCGTCGTCAAGTTGCCGCTTGAAATCAGATGCCATCGACTTGGCAACATCTAATATGTACTCAGGAACGCGCACAATATCAGCACCAATGGTCTCACTAACATCGTCTATACTTACGCCCTTGAAGAAACCATCGGCTACTAAGTCACCGCCGTGATACTCGCAGTTTATATCGTACTCATCAAGGTCACAGTCGAAACCTAAATACCTATTACCGGTACGACGGATACGGGCCTTATGGTAAGACGGATTACTGCTTACCAGCATGAAGAACGCGGGGTAATTTTCAGCAAACGTCTTGTCATTCAAGAAAAATATATCCCAGTCTACATCGGCATCAAATACGACGTTATGCTCGTCGAAGAAGATACAAGGCCCAGTATCCTTAGCATTCCCGCGAACCGTGCGGTATAAGACCGCGAAGCCAACTGCTTGCAAATCCTCGACGAACTGTTCCAATAAGAACTCATACCAGTCGTCATAGACTTCTATAACCGCGTTATCAGGATGTTTCATGGCTGTTTCTCCATAAGCAGTTGCGCTTGCTCCGTTGGGGTAAATACGGTCAGAGAAATTTCTTTCTCTGCTGTCCGTTTCCAACCCTGATTGCCAGCGTACACCCTTTCAACAAACTGAACTTCCTGTAATGTTTTAAACAGCGTCATGCCCTCATCCCAAGGCAGTACAATCATTGTGTACCCCATCGTTATACGCACCCAGTTTGATTCCAAGTCTTGCTCTTTTTTATCGGCCATGATTAGTTCCTTTCTATTGATCGCGCAATATAAAATACAGCATCGACGGTGTTGTCGCCGTAGAAATCATGCGCTATATCATCTGCTTCTTCGCCAATACGGATGCACTCGCAATGCAACTCGCTAGGTGTGTTATCCATTAGAGCTTGATACTCTTTAACCGTCGGATAATCGTCGTACCATTTGACGGACTCGAACTCGAACAACCACTCACCGCGACCGCTACCAACGGTAAGAACTCCAACGTCATGCGTGTCCTCAAGGTCAAACAAAGGCTGGCCTGCGCCGTGCCAGTTATCATCTGACGGGATTTTCAAGTCTTTAATTATAGACAACCACTCAGCTTGATAACGCGCTACGTCAAAATCCGTTCCTGTAAATACTATTTTTACTTCTGATCTGTAACCCATGATATAACTCCTTTCTATTTATTAATGCCGCCGGTTAGTCCGGCCACAAGACACAGTAGTACTCCTTAGAGTACACCGTGGTACTCCACGCACTGTGCGCGCTTCCGAGGTCAGCAAACGGTAACGCGTGCCGCACATCAGGGTGAAAACGTGCTTTCGTTACGTGTTCCCCCTTAAAAGATTTTATGCGGTACACGTCCGTGACGAAGCCTGATTTCGTGTTGATAAAACAGTGTGTCATGATGTACTGCCTTCGGCCCGCACCGCTTCGCGGTAGCCCACAGCAAACATAATAGGATCGTGCTTGCGTACCCATTTGCCGTACTTGCACGCATCCGGCACGCGCCCACCATTAGACTGTTTGTCGTCCTCGGGGCAACCCACCTCGGACAGCCAAAGTTCATATTCTTTTTTAGTCATTTTCATTCTCCTTATTTAACTCTGCCCAAAGGCAACTCAACGTAGTACGTCTCAACGACTCCAAAGACGCCGTACACATCACACCACAAGTGGTCAATAGACCTCTTGCCACCGTCTCTAATCTTATAAGTACGAAAAGCATTGTCATGACTATTAGGCACGTAGTACCAAGCCAGCCGATCTATCTGATCTTCAGTAAGAACTAAATCGGCAAGGGCGTGAAAACGGTGCGCCTGCTCTACAGAGATAGCATAGGCAAGGGGTCTAGCGCCTCCGGCGAAAGCAGTCTGATAGACCTCTATTCTTTTCGCGACTTCAGCAAAGACTTGACGTGCTTGTTTCGCCTTATCACGCAGTACGCGTTTCTTCTGTACCTTTGCCACAACAGGATTCACAGGTGTGCCGTCGGCGAGGACTTCTAACCCCTCTCTTGGTATGACGTATCGATTCGCTTCGCTGTAAGAAGCGCTCAGTTGCACTACCAAGCCATTAGACTTGCGCCATGCGCGCCAAGGCGAAGAAGCCGATATAGCGGCGGCGGTAGTCTGTGAGTTATATCCGCCAGTGCGGAGCACGACTGAACCATCGGGTTTATAAGTCACCACGGGTGTGTTGTAGCACACCACGATGTAGTTGTTGTTTTCCTTACGAATGCTTTGTTTAGCACCTTTGCTTCGCCGATCTAGCGGTCTAAAGTTCGGATTGTTACGAAGCGGCTTCGTGCTTTCGTAAACGCTCTTTGCCTGTTCGTAAGAACCGATTGTTGTCCAAATTGATGATGTTCCCCACATAATAATTCTCCTTTTCTATAAATTAGCTTGCTAAGTGGACACCGACTTGAGCCGGTGTCCGATCAACGACTCGTATCTTCGATATAAAGCGTCTTGCCTGTACCTGCAGTAATACCACGAGTATTAAGACACCACAATACAGGGCAAGGCCATGATCCGCCCCAATCGTTACCGACCTGACCATCACTGAGCATTATCGCGGCGCAGTATTCCTTTATCTTCTGCTCCGGTTTCTCAAGCCACTCGGTTACACAACTGGGACGGGTTCCTCCACCTCCTACGATGGACAACTTGGAAAGCATAGAATCATAATCCTCCGGTTTGAAAGTCTGAACACTGGTCACAGCGGTATCCCACCACAGCAGGTCTATGCTCTCCGGTTGGCATTCTTTAGCAAGCGCAACTACTTCAGTTACAAACCCTTCGAGTTGCGTACCGCACCATGTAGAGCCTGAAGCGTCGATGCCCAAAATCATATGGCCGATAGTCTCACTTATTGTGCTCGGCAAGTACAGACCTTGATAAACAAACCGTCTGTTGATCTTAGACCACGAAGCATCATCGCGCCCAGAAGTACAAGCCTTCACGAACTCAGCAGTTTCCTCGCGCCAGTTGACCGAGGGTTCAAGCAAGCCTTCGAGCAAACGCTTAGCATCTGCCGAGCCCTTCGGACTAAACACTCCGCCCTGTCTTATAATTCTGTCAATCTCTCGGCCTTCGCCCTCGCGTTCTTCTGCGCTCTTTGCCTCGGATTCTTCAAAGCCGTGTGCATCAAGACCGCCGTCGGCTTCGCCCTTGCCGTAGGCTTCGCCGTTACCGGCGGGCTTGCCCCGTGGAGGTTGGTTTTGTCTCAAGTCCTCATAGATACGCATGACAGACCAGCCACGATACTTACCATCTATGCACAGGTCGGGCGTTGGTCGCTGTATAAAGCCTTCACCGGCGTCGATGTCCTCAAGACGTATGTTCACAGCGAAGTCCATAGCCTTGTTCAAGGTCATGTGATCCTTGTCGTGTTCCAATACGTGAGCATACATAGACAAGTGCTTCTGAACTTTGTGCTCGTTCTCGTGCAGTACCAAGTAGCGAAGCTGTGCATCATTGAGGCTGTTCGCAAACTCCTCACCGAAGAAAGAATCTGCACCGTTGGTGTATGCCGTAGGGCAATCGGCTTTGACTTCGAACCGCCCATACATAAGCGCCCCACGATACGGACGCCATGTGTCGTGATTTAATATTGCCATGCGCGCACGCATGAGATTTTGTAATGCTGATAATTTAGCCATTTTGATTCCTTTCTTTTAATTAGTTTTGCATTATTGTTGCTGTTGAATCGCCGCACCAATCAGACGTTGACCACTCAGCCTCATCTGTCTCTGATTTCTCGTATGCCAGCGCCACCGCTTCGTGTGCATCACTAGCATCTACTGTGACCACGCATTGTTCTGATATGTCGCGTGATATGCAGACTGTGTACTGCTTTTTCTTATCCATGATATTTAATTCCTTTCTTTTAATTAATAAACGCATACCTTTATCGGTCAGTACACAAGGTTCGTTATAGCTTATCTTATGTACATAACCACGACGTATCAGAGCCTGCCACGGAATTGTCGATTCCGTTTTTTGTATATCCTCATTAACTGATTGAAGGCAGTTAAGCCCGTGCATCAACCAAATCGCAAGAGACGTGCGGCACTGTTCTTTGTTTGTCATACAAAACTGTCCATCTTGTCTAGTATGGACTGCATCTTAGCCGACACGTCCTGCTTTACCGCTTCATCTTTACGCAACCCTTCGATGCTGATGCCGAGCAGTGCCTGCTCTAGTTCAGCCCTTCGGGCCTCAAGTTGCCTATCGCCAGTTATATTCAAGTGGCTTAACAAGCCGCACAGTTCTTGTGCATTATCAAGAGTTGATTCTCTGAATACTTTTGTTTCCGGCCCGCATTTATCTTTCAAGTGAGAGACTACCTCGAATAGGCGTGACCATGTATCTGCCATAGCGGATTCGATTCTATCCTTGTATGCCTTATCGTATTGAGCACGCAACGACTCAGCCATGTGATTCTGTGCATCGATACGAAAGTCCCCAGAAGTAGGCATAGGTGAAATAACATAAGCGAACTTGAACTTGTCTTGTAGTTCTGATACCGGCGGGTACTCAGACGCATTGAACATAGCACCAAGGCGGAAGGCCTGAGCCGAAATAAGATTTCGGTATTCCGTCAGGAACTGATCGACTTCGGTTTTGAATTCTTGTTCTTTCTTGCCTACCCATTCGATGAAGTCAAAGGATTTACTAAAGGGCAAGACGCGCAAACCCGAAGCAGACCAAGGTGGAGTCATGTGGTAGAACTCTGACCGCGTAGCAGATACGAGATTGTTGATCTTCTCAAGACGGTCAGAACCTGCGAACAAGTTCTTGTTGACACGCGCGGCGTCACGTGATGCAGACTTATCCGCATTTACTTCTGCGCTGACCTTGCGGTCTAGCTTGCGACCAGACCATGAGCTGATGTTCAGCTCTACTAAAAGACATTCGTTAATGATACTCATTTCAGTTCTCCTTTAATTAGCTTCGCCCGATAAATAGTTTGTATAAACCAGTCGTCGGAATCAGGCGCTTCACCAGCATTACCAGCACCATCACCCATACCATCACCATCATCACCACCACCATCACCATCACCATAACCATAACCATAACCATCACCACCACCACCATAACCATTACCATTACCAGCACCACCATTACCAGCACCATAACCCATACCATCACCAACACCACCATCACCATATTCATCTACTGCCAGCAGTATCATGTTACACCTCGCACTTAATACGCATTACAATGGATGCGGATGGCACAACCACCGTTCCGGTATAGTCCAAGATTGTCTTTTTGGTTACGCCGCTGCAAGCAATCTCACCCAGACCTTTGGTTGTACCCCAGTAACGGATGACTGACGCGTTGGTCAAGGTCACGCCTTGTTTAGTTTCAGTAACATCACCGATTAAGTGCCAGCGTTCAAAACATACTACGAGTTCTTTAGACATTTCAGTTCTCCTTTAATTAGCTTCGCCCGATAAATAGTTTGTATAAACCAGTCGTCGGAATCAGGCGCTTCATAACCATTACCACCACCATCACCACCACCACCATAACCATTACCATTACCAGCACCACCATTACCAGCACCATAACCAGCACCATCACCCATACCATCACCATCACCACCATCACCATATTCATCTACTGCCAGCAGTATCATGTTACACCTCGCAAATTAGCCCTATCGGGCTTCGATTGGACACCGACTGGAGCCGGTGTCCGGGTTCCTTAACCCTTTGATTTAAAAACGCTTTATTTGAAAATCCAGTGGTTCTGGATAAGTGCTTTCTTGAACTCAGGCACGTGCATGACCACATCAAGTTTGTGCTTGAACTGGCGCATCCAGATACTCGATATGTTCTCGTCATACCGTGTGAAATACTCGGTATATGCCTGTGCCGTTTGTTTAGTCACGCGACGAATAGAAGAAAAGAGAAGCAACATCTGGGCGCAGGCTTCTTTATTACCTGTCAGCAGCGTGGCTGTTTTGGGATTCTGTTCAATGCTTTCCCAAGCAGGCAACATATCCGCCGCACCCATGTACCCGTCCATATCGCGCGCAAACGATTCGCCGACCGTGCCAATCAATGCAAGCATAGTCAAATCGTCACCCAAGGTCTTGCGTTGTGCCACGATGTTGCCCGCTTTTTCCAAGGAACGAGGAGACACGAACGCCCTGTTGTTATGCTGAGGATGATAGATGTACATGTTCCTGTCGTTGTGCTTTGCATTCTCCAGTTCAGAAGCATCGGTGTACGAAGCTAAGCATTGAGGCAACTGATGCACTGTTGCCAATACCATCGGGTCTACGCCTGCACCATCCGCCCAAGTAATCCAATCATCTGCCGAGGGCTTGTCCATACGGATACGGCATATCCGATTATTAACGTGACCTTGCATGGTATCGGCTACACCATCGGTGGACAAGTTACCTGTTGCGAACACGATACTCCCTTTGGGCAGAGGGCGACCACCAGCAGTATGCTCAAGGGCGAGGCGTGTGAACAGGGGTTTCACGACGTTCGCGGATTTGCTCAGTTCGTCCAGCATAATGATCTTCGGCTTAGGCGAATTGAATTTCCATATGTCGTTCAAGGCATAGTACGTCGTATGGTCTTCCACAAAGGGCAAGCCATAGTCCGGCAGGTCGAACAACGGGCAGTCGATATAGATATAGTCGTAAGCATCGCCGTACTGCTCTTGCAACAAGTTCAGTAAACTGCTCTTGCCTATGCCAATTTCCCCTTCGACAAAGACTGTGTTTGTCGTACCTACGGTTGCGATAAGGTTTGCTACTTGATTAATTGAAGCCATGATTTAAAGTTCCTTTCTAGTGGTTAGTTAGTGTGGACACCGACTCGAATCGGTGTCCGGTAAGTCTGTGCGTAGGCACAGGTTCAAAGTCAGCACCTTTGAGGTACAACTGCGTGTTCGCATCATGCCTGTGCGAACGGTTTGCCGACCGCCGCGTGGTGCTTGGGGCGTTGATTTTGGTTGTGAGGTTGGCTTTAAATGAGCGTGACATGGTAAATCCTTTCTATTAATTAGTTGTCCGGGTTCCTGCGGGTTAGAATTCCAGCTCGTCATCGTCAGCATCGGCGATGTCCTCAGGATCATAGTACACATCGGCTTCGCCGCTGTCGTGGCTCGTCCATGCGGCTACGGCTTGCTCGTACTCGCCGAAGGCGGCAAGGTCATAAGGTTCGGTTTTCATTTTGATTCCTTTCTATTGATTAGTATTGCCTGCTGTATGGACACCGATCAGAGTCGGTGTCCATCCTAGTTGTAAAGCCATAAATGAACTAACTCTTTCATTTACAAGTACTATTATACTCTTATGTTAAGTAAAAGTCAAATAGCGGGGGGACATCAATCGCACTCATCTATGAACTTCTGAATCGCGGGATTGAGCGATACCTTTAGGGGCGCATCGGCAACGTACATCGGAACGGTAACCGGAACGCCTGCCTGCTTCTGCTTTATTATCTCCTCATACACATCGTTCCACGCATGGGTTGGATATGAGTTGATGATGTTGTGGTCGTTCTGATTCAGGTCGTCTTGGCCATACTCCTTACCTTTCGGGGGCCTGCCAACCGGTCGTTTGGCCAGCATTGCCGCGTGCTCTACCTGTATTTTTGTTAACGGGTTCTCAGCATCAGGCAGGCGTTCGAGTTTAGATGCTGAAGGCAGGAGTGCAGGTGCGGGTTTGTTTGCCGGTAGATCGTCCCAATCAGGCCAATCGTCTGGATTATCTATAGTGCCTTTGGGTGCGAGGGTCGTGGTATCTTGTGCGGTGTATGGTATATCCTGCTTAGGTCTGTCAACAGGCTTGTTTGCGGCACGCATAGGTAACACTCCAGTACGCAGTTGTTGACTAGCAAAGGCACGTAACTCTAACAGATTGTTATCTTCGCGGTCCTGTTTTAAGAGTCTAACTACAGTTCGCATATATGCTTCGACCGTTACACCAGAAGATGCGGCTATGTCAGATAGCAAGGTGTATACCGTGTGTTGCTTAAATGCTGGTAATACTGTACTGAGGTCTAATGAGCGTCCGCTGTTTAATACTTTCAGCCTAGATAGTAGTGCTGATAGTCGATGCTTACTTATATCCATATCTCGTGCAATGTTGTCTGGTATCTCGCCACGGTCTAATCGTTTAAGTATTTCGCTCTGCTGTCCTGCTGTAAGTGTGGGTTCAGCCATGTTATATGCTCCTGTAGTGGTATTGAAAGGTGGGTGATACAGAGCGTATGATACATATTAGATACAGCTTGTGCAAGGATTTTCCGATTTCAACAGCCTGTTTTAAGCACGCACTTTACACTCCCAGAGGAGTGCTCTGCATGAATAGGGGCTTGCAGGCAAGAGCTGATGCCGAAATATCGATTTTCAAATAAGCGTCACTCCAGATTTCGTAAATAATTCCCCCCAAGGGATATATATAATTATTTATTTTATTTAGATAGATAAGATATAAGAAATAACAAGTAAAAGGGGGTTTATGCCTAATGCCAGCATTGGCGCGGCTTGCGAGGCATATGTGATGCCCTATGTGTGTTTTTGGGGGTATACAGATTTGTTTTTGTGCTTTATAATACGCACCACGAACGCGACGAGAACCCGTTCGATTCTGAGTTAGGGAGATGAATATGACCGATAGAATCTGCGACACCTGCCATAAGCTGTTGAATGGCAAGTACTTTATTGTGAACGATAAGTACAAGAACGATTGCAATGCTTGTAGGCGTAAGGAATACCAACGGCAGTACAAAGTTAAGGCTCGTGCGGCTGAGAAGGTTCGTGCCGAGCGTGTCGAGGCTCGCCTGAGTGCTATTGATGGAGCTATTGCGGCTAGGAAGGTTAAGGAAAGTAAGGATGTGGCTAAGCGCACTATCGCGACGTTGAGACATATATGGCAAGAGGAAACGCAGAGCGTTCGGAAGGCTCTGGCTACGGCGAGACGACGCTATAGTGGCTCATTTAAGATGGCTAGGAATATTGAGGATCGTAAGGTGTTACTCGCGGCTTATGATAAAGCCCTTGAGAAGCAAATAAAGATGATTGAACACGGTATTCCTGTGACCTCGATTCCGCCTTTGCGTGATATGGTTTACGGTATTGAAAAGATTATTCCTGTGCATCTCATGGCTTCTCTGGTTTCTATGGAGGCTGAGTAGCAACCAATCGCGGGCTTCGCCCTAGTCGAGTCGGGCGAAGCCCTATGCGAGGCGGACACCGATTCAAGTCGGTGTCCGGTTGTCTCGTTTTTTGTCAAGTCCCCCTATGGCAGATGTAAACTAACGTAATGGCAGAAGCTGCCTTTTTAATCGCCTGTCTATTTTCCGCTCTATCAAACTTTACATCTGCTTAAAAAATAGGCAACCGAGTTGTTCCACGTGGAACATTAGTTCCCAATACTATCTTAATACAACCGAGGCTCACTTGGCTCTCGCGAACCCGTTACGGGCGCGATGGGCGCGCGCCTATGCGAGGCGGACACCGATTAGAGTCGGTGTCCGGCATCTTGTCCTGAAAGCCCGCTACGCGGCAAGGCAACAACACGCGCGGTGCGCGCAAGGGCTCATGCGGCTAGTAACACGGGTTCTTTTTGCCAGCGGCAAAATCAGGACGTAAAAAAGCCCCGTCTTTCGACGGGGCTTGATGTATTACTTTGTTTATTGAAGCGTTTCTTCTGCGGCGTAAATCTCTGCCAGTGTTGCGCCGTGCCGGTGCCTATCGTTTTCAAACTTCATGATTTTGGTAAAATCCAGATCGGCGTAATCCGGTGTATAAAACGAAAAACATAACTGCTCTTCGTTCCCTGAAAGTTCCTGTGCGGCTAAGTCGTATAAGCTCATGATAATTCCTTTGGTTGGTTTAACTCAACAGCGGCAAGTTCGTAGTGCCGCATAAAATTCAGTTTGCATTTGATGTTATACAGTTCCATGTGCAAATCGCGTAGTTGCTTTTCATGCGTATCATTATCAGGCATATCGTTTGCAATACCGTCTAGCTGGTCTTCAATGCAGAACATAAGCGTGTCGAATTCTCTATCATTTAACATGATGTTTTTTAGCCGCCCTTTCGGGCGGCTATCCTGTTTAGTTAAAATCACGAAGGCGGATATAGCAGGCGGCGAATGCTTCTGTTAATTGCTTTGCATCCCCATCGCCGAACACTTGGTCTTTGCTTTGCTTCATTAACTTCTCAAGAACAATCATACCTGCTTCCCTTGCCTTGGCTTGCTTGCCTGCATCGCTAAGCGCGGCCTTCTTTTCGGCCAGCAATTCCTTTGCCTTTTCAGTGATCAAGTCGTCATCCATTTTCGGACTAGCTTTTTTCACTTCCGCTTTGGCTCTGTTTAACGCCTTCCGGCTTGCTTCTTTTGCACGTTCGGCTTTCGCCTTATCGTCATCGCTTCTAACCTCTTGGGGAGGTTTATAACCCATACGCGCCATATTACGCCTCATGGTGTCCAGTACATTTTGGACGTCCTTTGCCGATGTTACTGGGAACACAATTTCTGCCGCCCATTGCATAACCTTGCAGTATTCTTTACGAGCCGCAGCGTGTTGACCAAGGCCACTAGGGATTCTATCCATCACGGCTCGCAAGGCCAATTCATACGCCTTGCTCAATGTAGTATGTGCATCAACAACAGGTTGAAACAATGCAGCGACTTGCGCCTTCGTGCTGGTTACGATTACTTCGTTTTTGGTGGTAGTCATAATATAAAACCTTTCAAGTGATTATCTGAAAGCATGATTGCCTTCAGTGGTTGCATTATGTACTTGTCCGTACCTTTTGTCAAGCCGGACAACGACTTAGCCCTTTGTCCGGCGAACCCCACCTCCCCCGTATTCACCCCTTTTTTGGTTTTGTGGGCCGATCCCTTTACCCTGAGTAAATCACAATCAATGCCCTACTTTACATTTGCCTTGGCTTTGGGGCAGTTCAAAAAAATTTTTATTTTTTAAAAATTTGTGTTATACAAAGGCCCTCAGTCCAGACTGCCACGTACCCATGCTAGATCACTTAATTACCGCCGAAGACAATCAGGAAACCTATGAGCCAAAGGTAGAACACCTTGCGGTTCGCGACAGCTTAGTCGCAAAACCAAATGAGCACGAGGCGCTACGCGCCAAGCTGGCAACCGTTGCTCTGATGGCACCCTATGGGCTAGAAGCAGCCCTTGATGAGGTCGAAGAGCAGGCTGCGACCGACCTGTTTCTGCAGCATGCCGCGCAAAAGAAGATGGACCTGACGGTTTTGAATCAGCCGGGTATGGTAATAAAATTAGGCGCACTCCTGTCAGAGTACGACCATGACATCATCAAAGACGCACAGCAGATAAGGACCTTCGTTAAGAACCGCCTCCTCGAAGAGGCCGCACCGGAGAAGCCTGCAGGCACACGGCTAAAAGCCTTGGACATGCTTGGTAAAATAACCGAAGTCGGTCTGTTTACCGAAAGATCGGAGGTCACGATCAAGACCGCGCCCATTGCCGACCTCGAGGCACAACTGCATGATAAATTGAAAGTACTCCTCCCGGAGGAGTACGACAGGATACTGCACGGTGCTTAGCGCCACTCTCGACTTTTCTGCCGACCAAATCCGGGGGATTTTGGCAAATCTGCATAAGCTGCCCGCAGGCGAGCAGGCGAAGACGCTCGAACTTTTGACGGAGATTGCCGACCGGAAGTCGGCGGCTAATAGCCGCATTTCCCTACTCGCCTTCGCGCAGCGTATGGCACCGGTGCTTCAGATCGAAACTGAACCCAAGGTCTTTATGGTTGGACCGCATCACAAAAAGATTGCTGCGCTGATGGGTGCCGTCGCCCGCGGGGAGAAAAAACGCATCATGATATCGATTGCCCCGCGTATGGGTAAATCCTTGCTATCTTCATATCTATTCCCCGCTTGGTATCTCGGCCAATTTCCGAACCGGCGGCTGATCATGGCCTCGCACACAGCAGACCTTGCTGTCGGCTTCGGGCGGAAGATTCGCGATTTGGTTAACACGGCTGAATACAGAACCGTATTCCCGAAAGTAGAACTTAAGATGGACTCGAAGGCCGCAGGCCAGTGGGCAACAAACGACGGGGGTGAATTCTTTGCCTGTATTACCCCGGACACCCTTATAGATGGCGTTACAGCCGCTTGCGATATATGCGTCGGAGATAGGCTCTCTACCGGGGTGGTGCTAAATGTGTTTCATAGCACCCACAAAAGCACCGTAACACTGAATCAGCTCCGCTGCTCCAGCAAACACCCTATATGGGTTTTCAGCCGCGGGTGGATCGCAGCAGATGAGGCGAGTATTAACGATCTATTGCATGTGGAGAGTATTTATGATATAATGCAGGCCTTCTTAAGGAGCTTGTATGACTACATTATGGAACACCTCGCTATATCGGCGCTGGTACAACATAAAATCAAGATGCTGCAATCCACGGAACGAAAAATGGCCCGACTACGGGGGTCGTGGGATAACGGTGTGCGAAAGGTGGCTGACATATGCAAACTTTGCCTCGGATATGGGGCCGCAGCCGACACCGCAGCATACGGTAGATCGCGTGGACAATATGGGTCCTTACAGTCCGGAGAATTGCCGCTGGGCTACGCCGATAGAGCAGGCGAACAACAAGCGCAGTACTGTGCTGTTGCACATCAAGGGGGAGATAGTTCCGTTAGCTATTGCTGCACGTTTGGCGGGGGTAGAGCTTGGGACCCTACGGTATCGTATAAAACAGATGGGGCTAGGTCACGAGGATGCCATACGCACGGACAAAGGCCGGAGGAAGAACTGGAATCGCCCGATACAACAGTCAACCACGGATGGCTTAGACGTACAGCAGCATGGTTGTATGGTCGATGCTGCTCGGAGCGTCAACCCGGGAAACCCCGGCGCAGCGCTGAAAGCCATTTGGCGCGTGCTAGAGAAACAGCGGAGGACTTATTTGGGTTATTGCTGGGAGTTCGTAGAATAACCCAGTTGGATATATCGACCCACGAACCGCGGCCCTTTATAAACTTTCACGTATCGAGAACAAACGCCTTCATAGCGTCAGGTATCCTCACGCATAATTGTGGTATCGGCGGTGCTTTAGCTGGACGCGGCGCAAACCTCGTGGTCATCGATGACCCGTTCAGCGAAGATATAGTACGCTCCGGAAACACGCAGGTGTTCGAAGAAGCTTATAACTGGTTTCAGACCGGTCCGTTGCAGCGTCTCGCCCCGGACGGTGCCGTAATTATTATTCATACCCGCTGGTCCAAGCTGGACTTGATCGGCAAGCTGCAGGCGAAGATGGCCTCGGACCCGGAAGCGGAGCAATGGGAAGTTGTCGAATTCCCGGCGATCTTCGGCGAAGGCGAGGATCAAAAGAGTCTCTGGCCCGAACGCTGGCCCTTGAACCTGCTCCTGCAGAAAAAAGCCAACATGGCTCCGCAGTTCTGGAACGCCCAGTACATGCAGAACCCCACCGGAGAAGCTGGTGCTTTAATAAAACGGGAATGGTGGAACGACTGGGAGAAAGAGGACCCACCAAACTGCGAATATTTGATCATGGGTGTTGATGCAGCACAGGAGACAAACAATAGGGCGGACTACACTGCGTGGCAAGTATGGGGAGTTTTCTACGATGAACGCGAAAAGGCGAACATCATATGTTTAGATGCGTGGAAACAGCGCTTAGAGTACCCAGAATTAAAAAAGGCGATGCTTGAAGAGTATAAACGCTGGGAAGTAGACACGTTCGTCATAGAGAAGAAAAGTTCTGGGTCGGTACTGTTTCAGGAGCTGCGCAACATGGGCGTGCCCGTCTCAGAATTCACACCCGGTCGGGGTCAAGATAAGATTGCTCGAGTGAATTCAGTTACGGACATTTTTACCTCCGGTCTCGTGTGGATACCTAAGTCTAAGCGGTGGGCTATGGAGTTGATTGAGGAGTGCTCAGATTTTCCCAACGGGGATCACGACGATCAGGTAGACTGTGCTACACTTATACTGCGTCGGTTCCGTACTGGCGGGTTCATCCGTCTCGATACTGATGAAAAGGACGAAGAGTCTGGCTGGAAACGCAAAAGGACATATTACTGATGACGAAGACAAGAGCTAAACCTATTGGGCGTCCCCGCGTGTTCTCCGATGAGGAGCGCAAAGAGCGAGCTAAAATAGCCTCACGTAAGTGGGCCTTGGATAATGCGGCTACCCGCAAAGCTGAATCTGCTGCGTCTGCCCGAAAGTACTATGCGAAAAACAAAGAACGTATCTGCGCGGAACTAACCGCTAAGCGCCTGCTGGATGTGGATGCGGCTAGGGCTAAAGAGCGCGCGGCGCACTGCCGAAATAAGGATAAAGCCAATGAGCGCTCGCGGCAATACCACGCAGCGCATAAAGCACAAGAAGCGGACGCTTATCGCTTGTACATGTCTAACCCGCAAACGCAAACTAGAAAAACAGCTACACGCGCTACTTGGCGTGCGGCCAACAGGCATAAAAAGTTACTATCGCAGCAACAGCGCGTTGAGCAGCACAGAAAATCTAAACCGGATTGGTTCGGTGAGCTTGATGATTTTGTCATGCAGGAAGCCTCCGATTTGTGTAAACTCCGCAAAACTGCTACCAGTATCGATTGGCAGATAGACCATATTGTTCCCTTGGTCAGTAAATTAGTTTGTGGGCTGCATGTCGCAGCGAACATCGCGGTTATCCCCGCCAAGATGAACCAATCGAAAGGAAACCGGTATTGGCCGGACATGCCATGATCGTAAAACAAGCACAGCAAAGCCCAGATTCCTATCAGTCCCTGACCGGGGACCTTGATCCTATGGACGTAGAAGTAATTCTGCCTCCTGAGGAAGGCGAAGACGCCGAAGACGATACATCTGAAGCCGTGAATTCTCTTTCAGAAGAACGCTTCTACGAGAACCTCGCAGAGGACCTCGGCGATAAAATCCTGCAAAAGATTGCCGACGAGTGCGAAGAGTTTTATGAAAACGACCTGCGGTCGAGAACCGAATGGTCAAAAACTTATGAAGAAGGTCTCGAACTTCTCGGACTTAACATCGAAGAAAAGACAGAACCGTGGGAAGGCGCCTGTGGCATATTTCACCCCCTGATGGCCGAGTCAGCCATTAAGTTCCAAGCAGAGGCGATAACCGAGACATTTTCGGCACAAGGCGTGTGCAAGCCGACGATTATCGGTAAGATAACCCAACTGCGTGAGCAGGCAGCGACGCGTATTGCGGCTGATATGAACTGGCGTATGACTACCCAGATGAAAGAGTACCGGCCAGAGCACGAAAGAATGCTCTGGAACCTCAGTATTGCCGGTTCTGCGTTCAAAAAAGTCTATTTTGACCCTGCTTTGGACCGCCAGACGTCGATTTTCGTTTCAGCCGACGATTTAGTTGTCTCTTATGGCGCAACTGACATGTCAACGGCTCCAAGAATCTCGCATCGGATGAAAAAGAGCCCGAATGATATAAAGAAGCTCCAATATGCGGGCTTTTATAGAGACATCGACCTACCTGATGCGCCACAGAACGTGAAACAGACCCCTGAAGACAAGAAAAACGGTGTAATACCTGTAAAAGATGACCGTTTAGAGCTGATTGAGATGCAAGTTGAGCTGGAGATCGAAGGTTACGAGGATGTTGACGCTGAAGGCGATGATACCGGCATCATGCTGCCCTACATTGTGACGTTTGATCTGCACTCCAAAGAAGTTCTATCCATTTACCGCAACTGGAAGATCGATGACAAAACCAAAACGCGTTGTAACCATTTCGTTCACTATATTTACATTCCGGGTTTTGGCTTTTATGGCCTTGGCCTCGTGCATCTTGTCGGTGGTTTTGCTAAGTCGGCTACTTCTATCCTGCGTCAACTTATTGACTGCGGCACGCTGGCAAACCTGCCTGCAGGGTATAAAACCAAAGGGATCAGGGTTCAACGGGACAGCGATCCGTTAAGCCCCGGAGAATTTAGAGATGTAGACGTGCCTAGTGGCACGCTAAGAGATAACTTAATGCCTCTGCCCTTTAAGGAGCCTAGTGCCACACTGCTTCAGCTTTTCAACGAAGTAGTCGAAGAAGGTCGGCGCATGGCGGCGGTCTCTGATGTGAACGCGGCAGATATGAACCAGCAAGCACCGGTCGGTACGACCTTAGCGATACTGGAGAGAAGCCTTAAAGTCATGTCGGCGATACAGGCGCGGCTACACGCCTCCTTGAAGGAGGAGCTTGCATTGCTCAAGGCAATTATTAAAGACCAGTTGCCAGAGGAGTATGACTACGATGTAGATGAAGGCCGTCGGGTTAAACAGGCGGACTACGATATAGCGGATATTATTCCTGTGTCTGATCCTAATGCCTCAACGTTGTCCCAACGTGTCGTTCAGTACCAAATGGTATCGCAAATGGCGCAAGCTAATCCGACGATATACGACAGAGTCGAGCTCGACCGGCAGCTGCTTGAAGGCTTGGGCATTCAGAACTTGGACAAGCTAATACCGAGTTCGATTGAACAGACCCCACGGGACCCTATTGCAGAGAACGAGAATGTCATCAACGGCAAGCCCGTTAAGGCATACGCCTATCAGGATCATGAGTCGCACCTCAAGGTGCATCAGTCGATGCAGCAAGACCCTCATATCGCGGCGATACTTGGCCAAGACCCTAATGCGCAGGCGAAAACTTCAGCCCTTTTGGCACACATCGCGGAGCATGTGGCGTTTGCTTATCGCAATGCGATTGAAGCACAGCTTGGTACTCCTCTGCCACAGGGCGATGAAAAGATGACTCCTGAAGTGGAGAAGCAGTTGAGTGCAACAATGGCACAGGCTGCGTCTCAGCTATTACAACAGCACCAGACTGAAGCAGCGCAGCAGCAAGCGCAGCAAGCGGCCCAAGACCCTGTGTTGCAGTTGCAACAGGCCCAGTTGCAAGTTGATAAGGATAAGAACCGCATCGCGGAGAAGAAAGTAGATAACGACTTTACGATTGCCAAGATGAAAGGCACTGCAGAAGGCGCGATTCACGAGGATACCCAGAAGCACCAGAAGCAGATGGCAGATGATAAGCTCATCGCCGATGCACTGGCGCACAAGGCAGACTTGAACGCGCAAGGCGCGCCTGATCCCCAGCTGCAGTCGCTAGGAGCGATGCAAGACTTGACCCACAAGAGCCAGAAGCACAATCAGGAACTCGCCCACGCGCAGACGAATCACCATCAGGAGTTGATTCATAAGGAGCATGGGCACGTCCATGATCTCGCCGGATCGCAACAGGATATGGCGCAGTCTGCAGCATTGCACGAACAGAAAGTACAGGACGCGCAGCATAAGCGCCTGCTCAATGCGGCAATGGCTGCGGCGAAACCGCACTTAGGAGCTGATTAATGGTCGTTGCATTTGCCCGCCTTGTGCGGCAGGATTTGGAAGAAGCCCTGCAAAGCCTAGACCGAGCCCTGCTCGCAGGCGATGCTAAAAGCTTCGAGGAATACCGTTATTTAACGGGTAAGCGGCAGGGGCTCCAGCAAGCTCTGGCCATCATCGACGATACCTCCAAGAGGTTCGACGAAAACTAAACGGCTCAGGCCGACGAAGGAGAAGCAAATGGTAGACCTAGTACTTCCGGGCCATATGGTCGCGGAGCAAGAAGCTATTAAGGCTAAAGCCCTAGAAGGTATAGATGGCGATAGTAACATGCAAAAAGAAGAAAAGTTAGCTCAGCAACTGCCAACTCCCACCGGTTATAAAATTCTGATTGGCTTACCCAAGATCGAAGACAAATACGATAGCGGAATCCTTAAAGCGGATAACGTCATTCGTGACGACACAGTTGCGACTGTAGTCGGCTTCGTCCTTGACCTTGGCCCGGATGCTTATCAGGATAAAGCCAAATTCCCCAACGGCCCCTACTGCAAGAAAGGTGACTTCGTGTTGCTACGCACTTACTCTGGAACCCGGTTCAAGATTCACGGCGTGGAATTTAGACTCATCAACGATGACACGGTGGATGCTGTTGTTTCTGACCCTCGCGGTTTTTCACGCGCTTGATTTAAAAGGAGAATATTATGGCTTTACCAGATGAACAGGATTTACTGCGAACAAAACCTGCGCCCAGAGGCGAGGTCGAAGTTGACCTAGAAGACGTTGGGGACGGTGTTGAAATTGAGGTTGTAGATGATACCCCACCTGCGGATCGCGGTCGTAAAGCGCTACCCCCGGAAGACAAGGCTCCAACCGAAGACGAATTGGACACGTACTCCGAAGATGTTCAGAAACGAATCAGAAAAGAAGTTCACCGAACGCACGATGAGCGCCGTGCCAAAGAAGCGGTCACGCGTGAACGTGACGAAGCCATTGCAGCAGCACGGCAGCTCCTTGCGGAGAAACAGCACCTCGAAGCGCGTACCTTGCGCGGTGAGGATGCCCTGATAAGCCAGTCGAAGGATAAAGCGAATCTGGCTTTGGATCGCGCCAAGAAGGACTATGAAGAAGCCTATAACGTAGGTGACGCCAAGGCGATGGCTGAGGCTAACGCCAAGATGGCTATGGTTGCAGCGGAACTGCGAGAAGCCGAAGGCTGGGCCCGAAATGCAGCGCAGCGTAAAGAAAGTACTAGACAGCAAGAAGATAATGTAGTACAAACGCAACAACCGACTAGGCAAGCGGCTCCAGAGCCCAAGCCAGAACCGGAAGCAGTTGACTGGGCTACTAAGAACAAGTGGTTCGGAACTGACAAACGTATGACAAATCTGGCATACGCAATACATGATGAGTTGATCGAGGAAGGCATTGATCCGGGGCAGGACGCTGACCAGTATTACAGCAAACTGAATACCGAGATTCGCAAAGCATTCCCCAACTACGAGTGGGCTGATAAACCCAACAAACCGAAATCGGTTGTCGCCGGTGTCTCCCGCAGTAGTAAATCAGCCTCTATCCGTGTAACTCTAACGCAATCACAACTATCTGTCGCACGTCGTTTGGGTTTAACCCCACAACAGTACGCAGTACAAGTTGCTAAACTGGAAGGAAACTAAAATGGAAACCACAAAACGCTTATCACGCGGAGAAGAAACCCGCGATTCGGAAACTCGTAGATCATGGAAACCGGCGGACTTATTACCGGAACCTGCAAGAGCTCCGGGGTGGGAGTACAAATGGATTCGCAAATCAATGATGGGTGTGTCTGACCCAACGAACGTATCGCGCTCCATGCGCGAAGGCTGGGAAACCTGCCGGTCGGAAGATCATCCCGAGTTGATGCTGGCAGTCGATGTCGATGCGAAGAATTCTGGTTTAATTGAAATTGGCGGGCTTATATTATGTAAAATCCCGCAAGAAATGTTCGATCAGCGCCAGCGGTACTACCAAGATCAGGCTAACGGCCAGATGGAGTCCGTCGACGCGCAGATTGACAGAGAGAATGACCCTAGAATGCCTATCTTTAAAGAAAAGCAAACAAAAGTGACTTTCGGTAATGGACGCTAGCCGCATATACTACGTTTATTTACATTGTAAGCCTGATGGCGATCCGTTTTATGTTGGAAAAGGTTGCGACACGCCTAAATGCCGACGCAGCCATCTGTTTAGACATAGGAATGCGCACTATCAGAACATAGTAAATAAATATGGTATGGATAACATAGAAGTACTGGTGTTTCCTAGAGCTTCCGAACAAGAAGCTTTATCATGTGAAATTAGCTGGATTAAGTTACTGCGTAGTAGTGGGTATATTTTAGCTAACATATGCGATGGCGGCGAGGGTGCTAGCGGGCGTAAAGTATCTGAGGAAACGAAGGAGAAAATACGTGCGGCACAGATAGGTAAATCTAGGCCTAGCCAAAGCGCAGAAGTTAATGCTCGTCGTTCTGCAGCACTTAAGGGGCGTAGTAAACCTCCGCGCACTGCAGAGCACAGCGCAAAATTAGGTGCGGCGCATAGAGGTAAAAAATGCCCGCCTAGAACTGCGGAACATTGCAGTAAGTTGTCCGCAGCACGTATACAATTTTGGGCAACACAGAGGAACGGTCGGTAGGATTAACGTCCTTGCCACTGTTATTTTTAATGCAGCAAGCTTTATAAGGAGACGCTACTATGGCCATTTCAACCGGCTACGGCTTCAAACCAGTACAGCTTCTGGGTGGCAAGGCATTTTCGGGTGGAACTATCCGTGAATTCGTTGTTACTCCGGCAGCAGCAACTCATGGTATTTATAACGGCGACTTGGTAAATGCCGCAGCAGGCGTAGTATTAGCCGTTGCAGCAGCACCGGCAGCAGGTACGTTGTCTACAAATACCCCCATCGGTGTAGCAGTTGGTGTTCGTTTTGTTGATCCTGTGATGAAACAGTCTCAGCACGCGAACTTCTTGCCTGCGACATCTACTGCTTACTCGCAAATTTTTGCGAAAGTGGTTGACGATCCTGATGTCTTGTTCCAAGTGCGCGCTGATACCGCCAGCTTGACTTACACGTCCATCGGCAAAAACTGCACCTTGGCTACTTACGTTGAAGGCAACACGACCAACGGCGTGTCTGGTGTATATGTGACAGGTATTGCAACTACTGCAACCCTGCCGTTCCGCATTGTTGACGTGCTAACCTCTAGTACAGATGGCGCTACTTATACTGACATCATCGTTAAGTATAACTGGCAAGCACACCAATACCACCTGCCAACCGGCGCATAAGGAGAGTAAGTCATGGCTATTAGTCGTTCACAGCTTTTAAAAGAGTTGCTCCCCGGGCTGAATGCTTTGTTCGGTTTGGAGTACGAGCGTTATGGTGAAGAGCACAAAGAGATTTACGAAATTGAGAACTCTGAGCGTTCCTTCGAAGAAGAAGTTAAACTGGCTGGTTTCGGCGCAGCGCCTGTTAAGAATGAAGGTTCCGGCATCACTTATGATGCGGCACAAGAAGCTTATGTAGCTCGCTACACGCACGAAACGATTGCTTTAGGTTTTGCGATCACTGAAGAAGCAGTAGAAGATAATCTCTACGACTCGCTTTCATCGCGTTATACCAAAGCCTTGGCCCGGGCAATGGCCTACACTAAACAAGTTAAGGGAGCTGCGATTCTGAACAACGCTACTTCCGGTTCTTACTTGTATGGTGACGGTGTTGCCTTGCTGAGCACAGCTCACCCCTTGGTAAACGGTCAAACCAATGCTAACCGCCCTGCGGCTCACATGGACTTGAATGAGACTTCTTTGGAAGCCGCTATCATCTCTATGGCCTCTTGGGTGGATGAGAAAGGTCTGCTGATCGCAGCCCGTCCGCGTAAGCTGGTTATTCCGCCTGCATTGCAGTTCGTTGCCTCACGTTTGTTGGATGGCCCTAAAGAAGCCCGCCAAGGAACTGCGGACCGCGACATCAATGCACTGGTTACCAACAGCTCGATTCCTCAAGGGTACACAGTCAACCACTGGTTGACCAACACTACTCAGTGGTTCTTGTTGACTGACGTTCCAAATGCGTTGAAGCACTTTGTTCGTACTTCAATCAAACAGGAAATGTTGGGTGATTTTGAAACTGGGAACGCGCGCTATAAGGCTCGCGAGCGGTACAGTTTCGGTGTGTCTGACGCCTTGGGTATCTACGGGTCAGCTTGAAGTAGTTGTTTTTTAATGAGAAAATCCGCTTCGGCGGATTTTTTCTATCTTTTAGTTGACATAAAGGTACATAGTGGTATACATTACTGGCCATCGACAACCGAGGAGGCCACCATGTACAACGTAATATACAAAATCATCAATATTCAAAATCAGAAATTTTATGTGGGTAGCTCGACAAACTTCGCAGAGCGGTCCCGCACGCACAGACAAAAATTGAGACAGGGCACCCATCATTGCGCACACCTGCAAGCGGCTTGGAACAAGTACGGAGAATCCAATTTCGTCTTTGCTATTGTCCAGCAGCTCGGCAGCGCCGCTGAGTTGCAGCCAGCTGAGGACATTTGGTTGAGCGAGTGGGTAGGTAAGCCAGAGTGCTACAATGTGGGCACTCGAAGCGGCGCTCCGATGCGCGGGCGAACGGGCGACAAGCACCCCAGTTTTGGTAAAGTAGTAAGCGCGGAGCAAAAAGCAGCTATATCCAAAACGCTGCAAAGATACTACGCGATGGCACCAGAGAATCACCCGCGTTTCGGCAAGCATTTATCTGAGCAGTCTCGCGCCCAAATAAGTAAGAATCGTAAGGGTAAGATGGCTGGTGATAGCCACTACCGATTTGGCGAAACAGTATCTGCTGAGGTGCGCAAGAAAATCGGTGATGCCCAGCGAGGCAAGTCAAAGGCACCGAGGGTGCTGACAGTGGGAGGGCGTGAGAAGATTGCTGCGGCGGCAGAAGCGGGGCACTACGCGTCATTCAAGGGTAAACAGCACTCGGCGGCGTCTCGTAAACTCATGGGCGACGGTATTATCGTTATGCCTTCTGGTCGGCGATTCGATACGATAACGGAGATGCGGGAGGCCCTCGGCGTGCCCATCGCCACAGTGCACCGGAGCCTTCGGTCAAATAAGCCTATAGCCTTGGGCGCGCACAAGGGTTTGTCTTTTCAGTACCAAGACCCCGAACGCGAAGCGGCGCGGTTGGCTGCTGTCGTAGATAAACCGAAACAGAAACTTGGGCGCCCTGCTGGGCAAGTTAACGAGCGCCAGTTACAGCCTGTGCGTACCGTACCTGAAGGTAAGACCTATTCGAGTGTCATGGAATTTGTTCGGCAGAACGGTGTTCCTCGGAGCGCAGCGTACAAAATGCTTGAGGGTAAAGAACGGGACGGAATGACTTTGGTTCGGGTTTAGGTTAAAATGTTTGTGATTCTCCCCGTGGCTCCCCAGCCACAATTCGCCCCGGCCCCCTCCGGGGCATTTTTTTTGTTGCGCGAGAACTGAGAATCGGGTATAAGACCCATAGCACTCGAGACTACTGCCTACCCAGACCGGCTCGACGGACTTGTAAGAGACTGGGATGGCTAAAAACCCTTACAGGAGTAATAAAATGGCAACTACCCGTTTCTCAGGCCCCGTTCTGGTTGGCACCGTAAAAGCAGGCTCCGCAATCAACACCGGAGAGCTTCTGTTGACCCAAAAAGTTTTCTTCGTTCCTGCTGCAAGTATCACGCAGGCGACCGATGCTGATGGCCAAACCGTAGGTTCGTACAACAACTATCCTGCTACTGCTTGGGCTGCTACCGCTGCCGCAGCAACTGCGTCATTCAACCTGCCTGCTGGCGCCAATATTGTTGACCTGATCGTCGATCAGCCAACGGTTACCACGGGTGGTACAGCGATCAATATGACCGCCGGTATTTCTGCCGCAGGTGTTGAGTACATGGCTTCTACCGATGTTAAAGCAACTGTGCGTCTGCGCCCAACATTTACTGCAGCTCATCTGACTGCGATGGCAAACGTCGGTACAAACACAACTTTCTACGTTCAAGTTACACCAACTGTTTCGGCAGTTACAGCAGGTGTTTTGAGCATGACTGTTGTTTACGCCCAAGCGCAGTAATAGGAGGTTCGTATGCAACAGTCTAATCTATTAGCCAGTACCGTTGCGGCTACTGGCGCGATGGTTGCCGGTCGGGCGAAGATCAAAGGTGTGTACTTCGTTCCTACCGTGGGCGGGGCTACGCCCGGTGTTGTCTTTACTGACGGCAGCGGCGGGGCTACGGTATTGTCCCTTGCAGGTTCGCCTGCGTTGGCGGCTACCAACCCTGTTCCGACTCAGCTCATGTTCCCTGAAAACGGTATCCTATGTCAGGTGGGTATCTATGCCACGCTGACTGCCGTTACTTCGGTAACCGTACTTTACGGGTAAAGCTTCATGACCACCACCGGTACGGCCTTGTTTTCACCAGACGTTTCTGAGATTATCGAGGAAAGTTACGAGCGATGTGGTTTAGAAGCCAGCACAGGCTATGAAGTCAGAACGGCGCGTCGCAGCCTGAACCTGTTGGCTCTTGAGTGGGGTAATAGGGGCATAAATCTTTGGACAATAGATTCAAACACAGTCCCGCTGCTTGCGGCTACGGCAACGTACACCCTTCCAGCGGACACCATTGACCTCTTGGACGTTGTAATCCGAACTACGAATGCAGGCGTCACATCAGACATTGGCATAGGCCGACTCTCCGTAGGAGAATACGCGAATATTCCGACAAAGCAAAGTCCGGGTAGACCGGTTCAGTTCTATGTAGATCGCCAAGCGGCGGCTCCTACTGTGACCGTGTGGCCGGTTCCACCGGATACTGCATATACGCTCGTGTATTGGCGTATGCGCCGTATTCAAGACGCTGGCACCGAGGGATCAACGACGCTGGACGCGCCTGCGAGAGCGATACCAGCCCTTATATCCGGTCTTGCTTATTACTTGGCAATGAAGCGCGCACCTGAACGCATGGACTCCTTGAAGATGATATACGAAGAGCAGTTCGATATGATGCAGAGCGAAGATCGCGAGCGGGCCAGTTATCGCATTACTCCGAGGATCGGAAGATGACAGCGTTCGCTACAGGTAAGATCGCACTAGGCGATTGCGACCGTTGCGGGTTTACGTTTAAACTCAAAGAATTAAAGTTCCTGACTATCAGGATGAAGGCGACAAAGATTAGAGTATGCCCAGAGTGTTTTGAATCGGATCATCCGCAATTTAAACTCGGCACCATGAAAATATTCGACCCGCAGGCCCTCCAAGACCCACGGCCAGCGGATAACGCGGATCGCGTTTTAACACCACCAGTGTCACCGACAACAGGGGACCTGTTGTATTAATTTAACAAAGGAGAATTAAAATGGCGAAGTTACCAGCGTTTTTAGCTAAATTTGAGAAGAGCCCCAAGGATAAAGAGCCTAAAGGCAAAGGAAAAGAAGGCTCCAAGCAAGAAGAAGCGTGGGACAAGAAGCAAGCTAAAGGCATGAAGTGCGGCGGTAAGGTTGCAGGCAAGGCTGGTGGCGGTATCATGCGTGGTACAGGCGCGGCTGTTAAAGGCAAGAAGTTTACCAGAGCCGGTTAATCATGCCGCATCATGACGATGTCCCCAGAAACAAGTACGGCTATCCTATAAAGAAGCCGACTAAAATTGCGCACTACAGCGAAGGAGGTAACGTGGGTAAGAAATCATTACTGGAAGAAACTTCAGCGGCCTTGGCCAGAGAGAAAGCAGGCATTAAAGACGTGCCTGAGCCTTCGTTTCTGGACTCGGTCGTGGATACTATTAAAAAGCCATTTCAAGGCAAGCCTAAGGTTTCCGGCGATCCCGGCAGTACCGTTGACAAGATCAATACGGCAAATAAGAAAACAAAGGCTTATATCGACAGCATCGGCGACGTGTCTGACATGAACGAGCAGGCTAAGCGCAAAGGTGGCCAGATTAAGAGTAAGCCACGAGGCGTGGGCCTCGCTGCGCGCGGTCATGGAAAGGCGATGGGGCGTAAATGAACTACTCCGCGCTCGTAGAACAGATACAGAGTATCTGCCAGACCAATGAAACGACTTTCAATGCCAACATTGAGCGTTTCATTCAGACCTCTGAGCGCAAGATTCATATGGCAGCAAAGCTTCCAAGTAGCCGCAAAAACGCAAGCGGTGTAACCGTTTTAGGTACACGGGCTTTGACCCTGCCCTCTGATTACATCAATGTAAAAGCACTTGAGATTACGACTGCTGGCGGGCCCGTAAACCTGCTTCCAAAGGCTCCAGAGTTCCTGAACGAAATGTATCCGGTACAGACGACGTTGGCGCAACCGAAGTTCTGGGCTTATTCAGATGAGACGACGATTAACTTGGCCCCTACGCCTGATCAAGCGTATCCGGTTATGTTCCACTACTTTGCGATGCCCGCGTCTATCGTGACTCAGGGGACTACGTGGCTGAGCAACAACTATGAGCAGGTCCTTCTTTACGGTTCGGTTGTTGAAGCCTATATATTCCTGAAGGGTGCACCTGAAGTTATGGCATACTACACACAGGCTTACGAGTCGGCTCTGGGCGAACTCAAGGGCGTAGCTTCAGAGTCCAGAATGCAAAATTATAGATAGGATAAAACATGGCCTCCAGTACCTCCGCGCTTTTAGGCTTAGAACTCCCTGCTAACGGCGATCAAGCCGGTACATGGGGCGCGACGTTAAATACCAACCTTGGAACTCTGATTGAACAGGCTATAGCCGGTTCGGTTACTGTGCCTATTACAGGCACGACCACTACTTTAACGGCAACGGCGTGGAGTTCGAATCAAGCGCGTAATGCGGTCATAAACATAACAGGCACGCTGACAGCGACAACCTCTGTTATTTGTCCTGCGACCTCAAAACTCTACGTCGTTTACAACGGCGTGGCGGCCAGCATTTTCTTGCTGACCTTTAAGACCTCAGCCGGTACGGGTGTAACGATCCCAAGAGGTGCGTTTGCTGTGCTCTACTGCGACGGTACAAACGTATATAACATAAGTGCTACGATGGTAGGTAACGCGCTGGCGCTGCCAAGTACCACAGGTCAGTTTTTAAGCACTATAAGCAATGCGAATACTGCCGCACGGGCTTATACGCTGCCTGATGTGGCTGGTCCTATTGTTGTCGGTACAGCTCCAGCACTTACAGGTACTAACTTTACCGGAACCGCTGCGAGCCTCACCGCAGGTAACGTAACGACAAATGCCAACCTTACAGGAAATGTTACTTCTGTGGGAAACGTGACGACTATCGCAGCGCTTCCGGCGATAAGCGGAGCAGCACTCACTTCTTTAACTGGCGCGAATGTAACTGGGGCAGTTGCTCTGGCTACGAATGTAACCACAAACGCGAACCTTACAGGGAATGTAACTTCTGTAGGCAATGCAACGACTATCGCGTCGCTTCCAGCGATAAGCGGAGCCGCGTTAACGAATCTTACAGGTGCAAACGTAACCGGAACGGTTGGGGCCGCTACCGCCCTTGGTGCTGTACAAGCAGGGAGCACGCAAACAGTGCCTTCCGTATCAGGAAGTATATCCGCTGGTGGCGCAAATAAAATTATTGAATGGTTTGTTCCTAGATCTGGGACATACCGAGTTTACATGACTACGAGCTATATCGGAACAGGTTTAAATGCTCAGGTTTATGTGAATGGTATAGCAGCCGGAGCCTATAGAATAGCCGTAGCAACTACGACAGACGATGTGACCGTGACGGCTGGCGGCTACATTCAAATTTATGCGGGAAATTCGGGCGGGACAACGACGGTTGTTAGTTATTTGGCAGAACTCTACCCGGTAGCGATACCCGTGAAAACACTGGGCACCTGATATGACAATCACCCTCAACCAGCTTAATAACACCGGGTCGCCACTAACAGATGTGGCGGGTAATGTTTTGTCGAACACCGTCGTGACGTTCACGCTTGTGGATTCTCAAGGCAATCCGACGGACACTTTTGACGCAACTGACTTCGCGCGTATCTGCGGTAGCACCACTGCGACAACGTCATCTACCGGTGAGTTCACCGTATATCTCTGGCCCAATGATCGGGGTACGACCAATACGATGTACAAGTGCACGATCACGGGCATCGCCCCTGTTATGGGTGTCATGCTTCAAGCCTTGCCTATAACTACGTGGTTCTTATTTAAGACTACACCCAATTCGTATACCCCGACGCAGGCAACAGCGCTAACGGCTGAGATCGCCCGCGCGCAGGCGGCGGAAGCAACGCTTCAAAACAATATAAACCTCGAAGCGGTGACACGAGCAGCAAATGATTTAACGGCGGGTATCACCGGCGGAACCATAAACGGCGCGACGGTAGGAGCAACGAACCCATCTACAGGTGTGTTCACAACGCTGCAGGCGACAACGACGTTCACTGCCCCAAGTCTATCTACGGCACCTACCGCTATACAAGGTTCCCTCTACTACAACACAGTCACTAATCAGTGGCAAGGCTACAACGGACTAACTTGGTCGCAGATCGGCGGTGGAGCAGTAGGTGGTGGAACAGATGCCGCATTTCTAGAGATAGATGCAGTCGTGTCTCAGAACTGGACAATAGGCTCAGGCGCTTATGTTTCAGGAGTCACCTATCTAGGCTCTGCAAACACTCTAGTTCTAACTACACATGGCTTTGTCTTAGATAGCTTCGTTCATTTTAGTACCACAGGTGCGCTCCCTACGGGACTTGCAATAGATACCCCTTACTATGTCATCAGCGGCGGGCTTACAACGAATAACTTCCAAGTCTCGCTAACTTCTGGTGGCACAGCTGTAGCGATAACAGGTGCAGGAACAGGTACGCATAGCGTAGGCAAGATTAAAAACGCCGTAGTTGGCTCACCCTTTACAACAGCATCAGGAGTCACAGTCACTGTCCCTTCTGGCAGCACACTCACAGTCGCATAAGGATAATTATGAGCGCTACGATAACAGGTAATAGTGTAACAACAGGCACGATGACAGCAACAACTGAGGCGGTAGTTCCTGCTGGAGTTAGTGCTGGGGATGCAGCTCGCTTCGATCAAACACCGGGTATTGGGCAAACATGGCAGAGTATTGGTGTACCTGTAGTCGGGACAATAATCGCTAATTCTTCTAACAAACTGCAAATAGTTCAACTTAACTACCCCGCAACAGCAGTCAATGGCTATATGTTTATAGTTTCCGGGGCATTAGCTTTTTATAAAGTTGCCGCTGCAAATGGTATATCTGACTCGGTTCAATTTGCAGTTAGACCGGGTGATTCTTGGGGTGTCAACAGTGTAAGTACAATAACTCTAGCAACGAGTTACGTGCTGAAATAATGAAGCTACAATTAAGGAACCAACACTATGTCAGCTAATTTAAAAGGCAGCAACGATGGAATACACGGAGAACTCCAAGTCGGTGGAGTGACTCAGATTACCTTTGATAACGCAGGTAATACGGTACAGTCTGGAACAGCTACAGTTGGTGCAGCTACAGCAGCGAGTCAGGCGGTGCAGGCTGGGCAGACTATAGGGCGTAACGTTATCGTTAATGGTGGGTGTGAAGTTAGTCAGGTTAATGGGACAACGGCTACTACCCCTATTTCAGGAGCTTATCCGATTGATAACTGGCTATTTGGTGCAACGCAGGCATCAAAGTTTCAAACACAGACCACTACGGTAATATTGAATTCGTTAGGTTCAACCAACGCTTTAAGCTGCGCGGTGCTGGCATCATATTCCCCTATTGCATTGGATCAGTTCTATTATCAAGTGCCTGTTGAAGGATATAACTTTGCTAGATTTGCATATGGCACTGCTAACGCAAAAGCTGGAAGTTTGCAATTCAAGGTCAGAGCTTCAGTAGCAGGGACATATAGTGGCGCAATTCAAAACTATGCAGCTACTCGTAGTTATCTATTCAGTTTTACCTTGTTGGCTAATACGGACACCTTAATTACTGTACCTAATATTCCGGGGGATACTGGCGGCGTGTGGGCAGGAAATACCAATGCAGGCGCAGCACAAATACGGTTTGATTTAGGGGCTGGGACTACCTTTAAATCTACCGCCGGAACTTGGCAAGCGGGTAACTACATTGGTGTAACAGGTGCAACTAACCTAGTCTCTCAAGTCAACGGTTCTACCCTCACCATCACCGACGTCCAGTTTGAAGTAGGTGCATTCTGCACTACCTACGAGCGCAAGCTATACGACCAAGTGCTGAGAGAGTGTCAGAGGTATTTGCCTGTGATTGCATCTTCCGCGGCGGCTCAAACAATAGGCACAGCTTTTGCCGCTTCGGGTTTACAGATTTATGGAATTATTCAATTTCCAGTTCCTGCGCGTATTCCAACAACATCGGTAACAATAACTGCCAACGGGATTAATTTTGCCAACGCTATCAATTATCCCTACTTATCGGGATTAACTACTATTCAGCCTAGCATAACCTGTGCAACATTAGGGTTTGTTCCTACTGGAGTACCTGCAACTAACTCTGGCGGGATACTGACACTAAATGCCAATACATTAGCAATATTCACAGGAGCGCAAATCTAATGCAAACACTCTGGAAACTATCAAATTGGATTCGTCTCTAATGCGCTACCCACTCCTACCCCTATCTCTCGCAATCTATATCCTCATAGGAGCAATATAACATGACAGGAACGATGGAAGTAAGGCAAGCACTACTAGACAATGCAGTAACGCCACCCACTCCAGCGGCAGGACAGACTGCGCTATTTGTAAACACATCAAAGCAGCTCAGTACGATTGATGATACGGGGCATGTTGGTATGGCTGTTCCCGCGGCTACAGCAGCGGGGGATGCGGTGCAGGCTGGGCAGACTCCAGCAAAGAATTTAATCGTCAACCCATACTTCACAGTCAATAATGGTAATGCTGGCACGGCTTATGTATCTGGTGCAACTTTAGCAGCCGGAACTTATGGCCATGAGATGTGGAAAGCGGGCGCGTCTGGTGGTGACTACTCGTTTACGCAAAATTCAGCAGATACTACTATAACAATTGCAGCGAACAAGACGCTGATTCAAACAATCCCACCTGAAAATTTAGGAACTACAAGTTACGTGCTTTCATGGACTGGTACGGCACTCGCAAGGGCTGCGGTCAATACAACAACTCCATCTGGTTCATTTGTTGCCAGCCCTATTATCATCACAGGGCAGACCATCAGCGCTACCGGATTATGTATCGAATTTGGCAACGGTGCATCTACTGGAACGCTGGCAGACGTAACATTAATCAATGGTTCAGTACCGATGGCAGCGGCACGGAAAACATCTCAAGAGGTTTTAATAGAAACTCAGAGATTTGCTTGGTTATTTGCACCTGCTCCTGTAACGACTACTGGATATGGAACAGGGCAATCACCCACAACAGCGTCAACAATCTGGAAGATGCCCGTGACAATGCGAGCGCAAGTTGTGCTAGCTGGAACGAGTGCGGCCGGAACTTTCCTAGTTGCCGATGGTAGTGCAACGGTGACCTGTAATGTAATCCCTATATACGTAAGAAGTGATAGTAATTTTATAGAGCTAATGTTTCAATTTGCTAGCGGGATAATTGCGTTCAGGCCATACACTCCGTATAACGGAGGTGGCATGTATCTGCTGTTCACATCTAGATTTTAATTAAGGGAGTACAGATAATGCAAACTTGGAAAACACAACCCAATGGAATTTTTGCCCAGTCCGAAAATGAAGATGGAACATGGACAATTTTGGACTTAAATGCAATCCCAGAAACAGACACAATACTGCCCTACATCGCACCAACTCCAACACCTCAAGAGCTAATAGCAAACCTTGAAGCGATGGTAACACCTCGCAGACAACGTGAGGCTACGCTTGGTACTGATAACGGTTGGCTCAAGGCTTTGGAAGCGCAGATAGAAGCTATCAGGGTAACGATACCAAAATGACTAACTTCCTAAACTGTTTCTGGCAAGGGATTGCGCTATTAATGCAAGCCCTCCGCTACCTTCTGCTATTCCCAATTGTGTTAGTAGGTTCCCTATTCTGCATTCTCTTTGCAGAAGTAATCTGCCTGTTTATTAACGACAAGGGCTATCTTCCTTGGTGGTTAAAGTGGTTTGAGCCGGTCGATACGGATTCAGGTTGTCTTGATACCCTATGGGCTGAAAGACCAGACCATGCAGAGTGGAGCTTGTATAAGCTCTGTTATACCTTCATACGCAGAAATCCTTTCTACGGTGGATGCTACAATCCATTTGGACTTAAAGGTTACGACACAATCACACTTGGTAATAGGTTTATATCTGATACCGAAGGCATAGCAGGCGCGTACCTGATTCTAGCTAGCAATGGCGTATTCCAATTTAAAGCAGTATGGCACATCGGAACCACAGCAATCATTCATGAGGCAGGCTGGCAAATTCACGATCCACTACATCTCACATTCGGCAGCTACCAGCTTGCCCCGCTCAGATTTTATAAATACGGTAACTCAATATGACAATTCCACAAAGACGGGCAGAAGACCATCTGCCAACAGATTCTAATTTCCATGCGTGTCCTCGTTACGATAAGCACGAATTGTCAGACGAGCAAATAGAGCAGATCGCAACAAGTGCAGCAAAGAAAGCTGTAGAACTTGCTACCTCTGATTTTTATAGAACCATCGGCAAAGGACTCACCGAGAAGCTGGTGTGGTTTGTGGGTGTCGTAGCTGTGGCGACTAGCATCTGGATGACCGGAAAGGGGTGGATTAAATGATAACCATCGAACAGTATTGGATGGGAAGGGACAGCACACATGCCGACGAACTTACGGACGAAATACGGGCTAACGGGGCTGATACTGTTAGCCGCGTTAATGGGGTGCTTACTGAGTTTTGTGCAGACACTGGTATCGATTTATCTGTTGTAGCTTCAGGCTGGCGACCAAAGGCTATCAATGAACATACTTCAAATTCTGGCGCAACAAGTAAACACATTATTGGGCTGGCTTGCGATATTCGGGATACTGATAACCGCGACTTCGCTAGGTGGTGCTGTACTCACGGAAGTGTGTTGGGCGAGTTCGGCTTGTACATGGAAAGGGCTGATTACACGCCCTCTTGGGTACACTTGGGGGCAGCTCCAAAGAGCCTGAAACGCTACTACATACCGAACTCAAACCCGCCATTATGCGCTCGGCTAGATGAACAAAACACTGGGAACTGCTAATATGGATTTCACCGACCAAACATTTATTGCGTACTGTTTTTTGATGTTAATTCTTGTGACGCTTTTACATGAATGGTGGAATAGACCTTAATTTAAAGGAGAATTGAAATGAAATATATTACTGACCTCTTTACCTGTGCAGACAATAAAACGTGGTCAATGTCTAAACTATTGGTATTCGTTGGCGCGGTGACAATGTGCGGCGAGTTTGCGTACAAAGGCTCAGTTGATTTTCAGGGCTTCGCAATCGGCATAGCTGCGATAGTTGCGGCACTTGCAGCTAAAACTTATGTAGACCCGAAATGATCGGCCTACTTATATCGAATTGGCGAGTGTTCCTGTTTCTAACCATACTTGGAGCAGTAGCATCGTCTTATGTTTATGCTCGCCATGTTGGTTACGAAGCAGGAAAGATTGACGGTCAGGCATATATCCAGAATATCTGGAACATTGAAGAAGCAGCAGAAAAAAAGGAGGCAGATGATGCAATACTTAGAGATCATAAAGCAAAAATTGAAAACGATTTACAACATGAACGAGATATTGCCTCCGTTAAGAGCAATGCAGGTCGTGATGCTATTAGTAGCTTCTTGCGTTCTCATGGGTTGCTGCCCGATGGCACTTCGGTGCGAGATAATTCAGGTAAACCCGACAGTGGTAATCAAGCCAACATTCCCGAAGGAGTTTATGTCCCCCCCAGCGAATCTGGAACTAGCCAAGGCCTTGAGGGATTCGCAGGAAACTGCGGACAAGACGCGCTAATGATTTTGCGCGTGCAAGAGTGGGCTAAAAATGAGAAACTACCGGTAAGTGAATAACACAACCAAGGTACTGCCATGCCACTGCAACCAGTTAAACTGCAACCGGGAATAGACAAGGAGAACACTCAGTACACCAATAAAGGTCGTTGGTGGGACATGGATAAAGTTCGTTTTCGTACTGGCACGCCTGAGAAAATAGGGGGTTGGGTAAAATTTAGCGCTAATTCGTTCTTGGGCACCGCCCGCCACCTATGGAATTGGGTTACCTTAGCTGGGGAAAACTTGCTCAGCGTGGGCACGAACTTGAAAATGTACATCGCTCGAAGCGGCGCTTTTTACGACATAACACCTATAAGAGCGACTTTTACTCATGCCACGACGGCATCTACCGACAACTGTTTTACTACCGGTACTGGTGCAGGGCTTACTACTATCACAGTGACTATAGGCTCTCATGGCGCTATTACCGGTGACTTCGTTACATTCACAGGTGCGACTGCGGTTGACGGGGTGACGGTCTCCGGCGAATACCAAATAGCCCTAGGCGCCCCTGCAGCCAATGTGTTCACTATTACCGTGCCCGCGTATACAGGTACTGGACTCACCGGAGGTGGTACGGCGATAACGGCGGCGTTCCAGATTAATACGGGCTCGGCGTTGACGACTGCTGGCCTCGGTTGGGGCGTTTCTGCTTATGGCGGTACGGGCGCTGTACCTACGGGGTGGGGTGTCGCTGCTTCAGGCGGCTCCGCCGTGTCTATCGCCTCTCGCCAGTGGTCCGGGTATAACTTCGGCCAAGATTTCGTATGCTGCGTGCGCGGGGCTGGTATTTACTATTGGTCCGCTTTGGGGGCCATTGGCGCGGCCTTGAGTCAGCGGGCGATCCCTCTTAGCAGTGCTTCTACAGACATCAACGCCCCTATTATTGGCGATATGGTTGTGGTAGATGACAACGAGATTTTAATTGTTATCGGTTCAAACCCATTAGGCCAGACATACGAAGACCCGATGACTGTTCGTTGGTCGGACCAAGGGGCCGCGTTAATTTGGACTCCTGATATTACGAACCAAGCGGGTGATGTGCGGCTTACTGCTGGTAGTTACACCGTTGCTGTGGAAAAGCTGCGGCAGGAAAACATGATTTGGACCGATTCGGCGCTCATATCCATGCAGTACATTGGCCCTCCACTGGTATATTCATTTAAAACTGTGGCGACGAACCTGTCTATTGCGTCTACGAATGCAGTAGCGACTGCCAGCAGTACCGCTTATTGGATGGGGCACGGTAAATTTTACAAGTACGATGGTAGCGTCAGCACGCTCCAGTGCCCTATTCGTAAGTTTATTTTCGACAACATAAATAGCCAGCAGCTCGGCCAAGTCTATGCGAGCACAAACAAGCAGTTCAATGAGATCACGTGGTTTTACTGCTCGGCCTCGTCGCAAACGCCTGACTCTTATGTGACTTACAATCATGGTGAGGACATCTGGTCCTATGGTACGCTAACACGCTCAGCGTGGCTGGACTCTGGCACTCAGCCAAACCCTCTCGGAGCAGGGCTGGACGGTTATTTGTACTACCATGAAGACGGTATTGACGATGGTAGCACCACGCCTGTGAGTGCTATTGACTCCTATATTGAGTCGGCTGATTTCGAAATCGGCGACGGCGATCAGTATTCGTTCATATCGCGTATCCTGCCTGATGTAGATTTCTCCGGCTCAACGGCGGCGGTTCCCGAGGTGACCCTGACGCTGAAAACACGAGATAATCCCGGATCGAATATTGCGCAACACAACGACAGTGCTGTGGCGCAAACGGCAGTTGTTCCCTATAAGCAATTTACCCAGTACAGTTATGTACGCTTGCGCGGCAGGCAGGTTCTGTTTAGAATCGAGAGTAATCAAGTAGGCGTGCAGTGGCAGCTAGGAACACCGCGTCTTGAGATCAGGCCTGATGGCGGGAGATAAATTATGTCAGCACCACCTCTTTTACCTATACCCCCCGCGCAGTATGATCAGCGCTATTTTATGCAGATCATCCGTATTTTGAGCCAGCACTTTCGCGAAGATGCGACAGAAACGACCGCTCATGGTGCGGAGATTGACGCCCAGCAGGTACTCCAATGGCTATCATAAACCCGGTAAACATGAGCCCTACGATCCACGCGCTGACTACCAGCGCGCAGACTATCTACACCTGCGGCACCAATGGTAATACAGGCAAATTAGGACTTATAAAGAGTATTGATGTGACCAATACAACGGCTGCGGCCCTTACCGTTACAATTTACTTGGTCCCTTTCGGCGGTACACCGGCGGCGAGTAATGCGTTGTACTTCGGTACTTCGGTTGCAGCCAACAGTATCCTCTCGTGGCGCGGGACCCAAATTTTAGCCGCCGGAGGTATGATCCAAGCCTTATCTTCAGGCGCTGGCCTGACTATAAATGCCGCTGGCGGAGAATACGCTCCTACACTATAATCGCGGAACTTAAGGAGATTGACATGCTGCACGTAGCCAATGCTTTAGCTTCAATGGGCAGGAACGGAGACTCGGAACTTTTGCACGTCAGCAAGAATGAGCTCGCGCAGCTTGATCGCACGGCTAAAGCCCGGGGCCTCTCAGGACTGCCAAGAAACCCTAAAACGGGACTCCATGAAGCCTCATGGTTAGACGATACGGCAGGTAGCATTGGTGATGCTGTAGGCATTAAACGCGGCGATGTGAATCTGAGAAACACAGCGGAGCTGGCCGGCGCCGTAGGTGGGCTCTTCGCTGGCCCGGTAGGCTGGGCTAACACAGCTAATTATATGGCGAACCAAGGATCGCGCGTAACCGGCGGTAGCGGCAACGCTATGGTTGATGCGGGTATGAACCCGAATGATGCCGCAAACGTCGGTATCGGTCTACAGGTAGCAAGTATATACAACATGGGCGCTACGATGGCTGGCGGGCCTACCCTTGGCGGTACTGGCACTCCTTGGGATAGTAATCCGTTGGCTCCTACGGGTGCGACACAGGCGACGGGTGCCGGGGCAAACCTTGACCCGACTTTGTCTTATAATCCAAGTGCTGCGCAGCCTCCTATGAGTATGCCAGAAGGGCCCACGGGCCCCTTGGACTTAGGTGGGGCAGGGGGCGTAACCACCGGACCAAATGTTCAACTCAGCCCTAGTGGTCAGTTTCCCCCAGTTGACTGGAATGCTGCGGGTATGACTTCGGCCCCATCGGTGGATGCTGCTACTACGTCTTTCGGCCCCGCGCCTTCAGTTGATTCGTTTGGACCTATAGGCGACGTTAACCCCTATGCAGCGGCGGACGCAGCTAATGCGGCTCCTAATAGCTCGCTGACCATAACTCACGCCCCTATAGAGGATATGAGCCATTTTGCCGACACGCCTTCGGCTGCGTACGCGCAGCGTGTAGCAGATGCCGCAAGCCCTGCCAGCACCGGCTGGACCCGAGGTGATTACATGCTCGCCAGTTCTTTAGGCTTAGGTGCTATAGGGCCTATAACTTCGATGACGAACGGCGCTAAAGACGAGGCCACAGGGCCAAAAGACCATACGAGCCAGATTCTGTACTCTAAGCTGCACCGGAACGCTAAAGGTGACGTGGTCGGCATGTATGGCGGACCTTCAGATTATGGGACTACGTCTCACACTCTAAAATATGCCACGGGGGGCGGTATTCGCTCTTTTGCGTCAGGCGGCGCCAGCGCAGGCAATCCTAACGGCGTTGACCTTAATGCGCCAGTCGGCGATAGGGTGAATCTGAACGCTGCGGCCCCTACGATGGCTACAACTCCTATATCGGCTACAGACGCTGCGCGGTTACCCGGAGGGTCAGATGCGTGGTCAGATGATTATAAACGGCAATACCTGAGAGGCCTTGACGTATTACAGCCGCAGACGACTTTATTGGCCCAGAACGCCGCAGACGCAGCCCGCGCCGCGCAAGGCGAGAAAGATGCGAACAAGAATTACAGCCAAGACGGTCTGCTGAATACGTGGGGGAATGCGATAAGTAATAGTGGTTTAGGGCAGTCGTGGCTGCTGAGTAATCCTATGACTATGGGGATGAGTAACGTGTGGTCTAATCCCGGTAAGGCAGTAGATGATGCGGGTAACTCTATCGCAAAGACTTTCGGGTGGGCCAAAGGCGGACCGATAGGCAACAAGGGTATAGCTGCTCTGCCTTCTACCTATTTACAAGGCCCCGGTGACGGACTGTCTGACTCGATACCGGCATACATTGACGGACAGGGAAAGAAACCACATGAGCCTATTCGCGTTGCGGATGGGGAGTATATTTTAAGCGGGGATATTGTGAGCGCTTTAGGTGGGGGCTCAAGTAACGCTGGGGCTAAGAAGTTAGATGCCATGATGGATCAAATAAGAAAAAAAGCACACGGGACTAAAAAACAAATAAAACCTATTTCGTTAAAAGTCGGCATCAAGTCGGCCTAACAGGAGAGCACCATGCCCATAGTCAACAGTAACACGTCGTCAAATACGCTATCAAACCCGACGTTAGACAAGGTATTAGATACCAATCTAACCAACGCGCAAGGCGTAGCAGCGATCAGCAGTAACATCGATGGTAACTATAAAAAGACCAATCAAGGGATGTATGGTCAGGTCGCAGGGTTTAACAAGAATCAAGAAAACGCGCAGACTGGCATCACGGGCATGGCGGGGCAGACCGGTTTTGGTACAGCTCAAGACGCTCTCGGCGCCCTTGGTTCTGGCGGTATACAGTCTAACTACGCAGGTGGCATCGGCTCTCTAGGCGCTGCCGCCGGTAATATTCAAGGTATGAGTGGTAATAGCTGGTTAAATCCGGGCACAGCTCAGAGCTTCATGAACCCGTATCAACAGGGTGTAACGGATATTGCAAACCAAGAAGCAGCGCGAACCTCGGGCATACAGCAGAATCAAAACAATGCGCAAGCAGCGCAAGCGGGCGCGTTTGGAGGTTCCCGAGCCGGGGTAGTCCAAGGAGAAAACCAACGGACCTTGGCGATGCTTCAAAACCAGAATCAGATCAACGGAGCCAATCAAGCTTACAACTCGGGTATGCAGCAGTACAACACGCAGCAGACGCAACAGTTGAACCAGAACAATGCGCTAACCCAAGCTGGTACGGCTCAAGGTAATTTAGCGAATAGCTTAACCGGTCAAGAGCAGAATAATGCGATGAACCAGTCCGGTGTAGCCACTGCGGCTCAAAATGCGAATTTAGGTCTTGAGCAAGCAAAACTGGGTGTCGGAAATCAGCAGCAAGCGCTGGCACAAAATGAGTATAATACCGAGCAGCAGAATGCGACAATGCAGTTTAACCAGCCAATGCAAAGCGCGAGCTGGTTGCAGAGTATTATTCAAGGGTCACCACAAGCGATGAATACTTCTTCAGCTACTTATGCTCCACCGCCGAACCTTGGGGCGCAACTGACCGGTCTAGGTATAGCTGGCCTTGGTGCTTACGGGGCTTCGAGTGCGAATAATAATTCTGCTTACGGGAATAGAGGCTGATCATGGACAGAACTAGCTACGGCGCGACATCAGCTATTATCAGTAAGATTACTGATCCGGGTCAACTGACTCAGATGCTGCGCAATCCGCAGTATTCTGGTTACACCAACATTATTATTGCTCGGCTGAATGAGATTAAACAGATGCAGGCCGGTGCGCAGGCGCAACAACAGCAGCCTCCTACGGTGGCACAACAAGTAGCTGCTCCGCAGCAACAACCAGCGCAACAACAACCGGCTCCGCAGGCTATGGCCTCCGGCGGTATCGTCGCATTTAAGCACGGTGGTAAGGTTCGCAAATTCGCCGAAGGCGGAGGGACACTAGGGTATACAACCAATACGAGACTCGCCGGTATCGCTGAAGACGACCCCGACTTATATGCGGTCCCCGCTGTCAGCGCGCATCCAGAAATGGAACATCCTGTATCGCGAGTACGATCTGGAAACCCACTGTCTATGGTAGACCCCTATCAGCAAGAATTAGCCGCGGCCATCGAAGCGTCCAAACGCAAACCTACAGGTATTAAAGCGGTAGCCAAGGCTGGGGACGCAGGTAAGGATAAAACCGACGCACCTAAAGAGAAACCGAAAACAGCAAAAGAAATAACATCTGAGATCGGACAGTTTCCGAGTTACAGCGTGTCAGCGGGAGTGAGAGCTTCTAATCCCGTAGGCGGCGTGGGCGATGAAGAGGCCGCATATAGGCGTATTACAGCGCTAATGAACGGCGGAGACGACGTAACCAAGATAGACCGGGGCGAAATCGGTCGGCAGGCCAATCAGGCTCCTTGGATGGGGCTGATGCGCGCGGGTCTGGGCATGGCCAGCGAAGCGGGTAAGCACCCTTGGGAGGGTATATTGGGCAATCTGGCTACTGGAGCCGGAGAAGGCCTTACGGATTATACCAAACAGTCTGATGCCGCGCACGCGCAGAACTTGGCTTTAAGTCAGGAACAACGCCGTCAGAATCAGGGTATTGCAACTCTTGCAGTTCAGGAACGCGGGCAAGATGCCCGACTGGCGAGACAGTTAGCTGCGGCTAATATGCAGGCTTCTAACGCGCTAAAACCCGGTATGATCCCTTATCAAATGGCAGAAGCCGCAGCCAAACGAAAGTATACGGCTGATGCTAAAGCTGGGACGACCGGCGGACGCCCTTATGATGATTATCTACATGACGAAGTGGTTCGCTTTGTCCCTGCAATGTACGGGTCAGATAATACCGCAGCAGCGCGCACTGCAGCAGCCGAATCGGTTGAGCGCACTAAATTTATGACTACGATGATGCAGCAGGGTATGAATAGCACCGAAGCCGCGCTGCGCTGGGATCAGCAGCGCCAAGCCGCAACCGGAGCAACTACTCCCACACAGATTAGACTTTAATGGCTACAGTACCATTACCTGACGGTAGCGCCGTCCAAGTCCGAGATGGGGAAACCCCGCTCGATGCCTATCATCGCGCTCAGCGTATGTACCCAGAAGCATTTGGGAGAGAACCTAATCACGGTGGCATAGGCGCGTTCAAAAACGCCTTAAAAGAATACGTTGCAGATTCTGCGGCAGGGCTGGGCGAAATACCCGGCGGCGAAGGGCTAAAAAACTGGGCTACGGAGTTCGCGAAACCCAGCAATGATGTTGGTGCTTGGACTCCCACGACAGATAAAGACAAGGGGTTCGGCGCCTTTATCAACCAGAAAATTGTAGAGCCTGTGATGGGTATGGCAGGTAGTTATGCTGTCCCGATGGCCGGTGCTGCTTTAGCCTCTGCTGGAGCGGGTGCGGCTACGATGGGTCCCGGGGCCTTAGTAGCTGGCCCCACAGCGTTTACCGCCTTGGCCGCTCCCGCAGAGCTGGCACGCAATAGACGAGCTGTTGACGAAGAAAATGCGAAGCGCCTTGAATCTGGCCAAATGCCAGAAGAAACAAGTATGGCAACTAGCGTTGCTGCTGCTATTGTTCAAGGCGCCCTCGGTGGTCTCGGCGGACCGATTGCTAAATTAACGCCTAAGCTGCTCAGTATGGCTGGGCCTGAGATCGCCTCACTGACGAAGCAAGTAATAACCGGTACGATCACTAAAGAAGCAGCAACGGCTTCGCTTAACTCTACCCTGCGTAACTACGCTGGCGCTACCGCAGGCGCAGCACTCGGCGGTACAGAGATGATGGTAGAATCTGACGCTATCCGTCGGGCGCAAGCAGGCCAAGACGTAATGAGCCCTGAAGCTCTGAGTTCTTATGCCGAAGAGGCAGGTACTGCTGGTTTCCTCGCACCGATCCTCGGTCTTCACGGACTGCCAAAACGCGGTAAAGATGTGAAAGCCGTTGAAGCTGCAGGTAAGAACTGGGACAAGGCGGCGGATATTGCCTCGGACTTTGATACGCGTGAGCAAGCTGCGCAGAAGCTTACAGATTATCAAGCCGCTCAAGCGCAGTTCCGCGCGCAGCAAGCGCAAGACCGGAATCAAGGACCTACGCAGCAAAACGATATGCCTGCTATGCAAGGCGACCTCGGGCTCCAAGGCAAATGGACAGCTAGAGGCGTGCAGGACAAGATAGGACCGCCGCCGGATAAGATGCCTGCGTTGTCGCCTGAGATTCGGCAGATGCAGCAAGACATCAGAACCATGCAACTCGATCCTACGGTCGATCCAAAAGATATTGCCAATAAGCAAGCAGAGCTAGATGCTACGTTGTATGCACAAAGTAATCCTGCTGCACCAGCGGTTAAGAGCAAAATACAACCAATAACCCGAAAATTACTGGAGCAGACTATCGGGCTGGAAAAAGAAAAGGGCACCGATGGGCGTGCCTTATCAGACCAGTTCGTCGGGAAAGATTTACGCGATCCTGCTGTGGCGCAAGCGCTAAACGAAGCCTTGATGGCTCACGGAACTATGCTCAACGAGCAGGGTAGAAAGCCAAAGACACAGTCGAAGATAGAGTCATTCGTGAATGACAGCACAGCGAGACTGCAAGAGGAGAAGCTGGCTGATTCAGGTCAATGGCAACAAGGTAGCTTGGCGGATAGTATCGATATGAGTACGACGCGGTCGATGCGTGCAGCCGATAAGCTACAAGCCAGAACAGAGGCGTGGCGTAAGCAACAAGAAGAAGCGAGGGTGCAGGCCGAAGCCGCGCGCGCTGCCGCCGCAGAACGCAGCAATCAAGCTATTGCTGGTGGCAAGACACAGGATATGTTCAGTGGTGAAACAACAGCGCGTGATATGCGCAAGCCTGAACTGCCGGACCCGAATAGCGAAGAACTGACTAAAAGAGAACAGGCCGATGCGTTTGATCAGCATAATGACCGGATGTACAAGATGTTTCTGGATGCCCATGACCACTACAACAGGACGGGCGACGATGCGTTACTGAAAGCAGTACTCGCAGACGCCAAGAACGGTCCGATGGGCAAGTATCAAGCGGTGCAAGATGCGGCAAGTACAAGAGCGATGTTCGATAAAAACGGCAGACCGACACAAGGAGCTAAACAAGATGGAACTAGACCAAAGCCTGTCGAGCCAGTTCAGCCTGATACAAAGCCTGTCAACCCGGCAGGTGGAGGAAGCGATGGAGTGCCTTTATCAGGATCAGGAGGAGTTCGAGTTCACGACCCAGTTGACCCTGTCCGAACAGCAGTGGAACCAAGTGCACCAGTTGATGCTGTACCTCCTGTGGCAGCGGGCAACGTCAAACCTCCAGTAAAACAGAACGCATCCCAAGTACGGACGGCTAACAAGATAACGGAAACCGCTAAACGGCGGTGGAATGCTGATGCGGATAAAGACGGCTCAGTAATTGAACGCTTTGAAGACATGCACCCAGAGGCGCAAGAGGCAGTCAAAAAGCAGTCCATGAGACAGCTTAAAGGCGAGGACACGTTTGAGCCTGAGTTCATTAACCGCGTCATGGAAAAGCATGTCGATGCTATAGCTCGCGATAATGCAACCCGCTCGGCACGGTCAGGTCCAAAAGGATCGGGTGTTGGCAAAGAAGAGGCCCAAGCGCATATTGACCACCTTGTAAAAGATTGGACGAATAAGCCGAAAATAACCGCTGTGGACTTCAAAGATTTGAGCAATGCCGAGAAGCAATGGGTTTTACAGAACAATGCGAAGGCGTATATCGACGAAAAAGGCATCAAGGTATTGCACGAACGGCACGCTGATCTATCGGATGTGGGTGCTTCTGTATTCCATGAGACACTAGGGCATCACGGTCTGCGCTCGGCGTTTAAAGAGAAGCTGACCGCTATGTTGGACAGCATGTACGATACAAACGAGAGTGTCCGTGAGGCGGCTGATAAATTACGTCAGAAAGGCATGACCAAGGCTCAGGCCGTAGAAGAAGTTTTGGCTGAGGGTCAGAATGCGTTTGACCCGGCGCTGAAGCGCAGCTTAAAAGATCAAATTGTTCAACTGGTACGCCAGTTTGCCCGCAAGATGGGTATGAGCTTAAATTGGACAAGTAAGGACATAGAAGCCGTTATGCGTCAGGCGCGCAAGGAAGTCGAAGTGGGCAAGCCGACAGAGGCAGCGGGCAGTCGAGCCGCGCGAGTATTCTCCAAATCAGTCCCGAAAGACGCTACAATCATGCTCGAACACGCGGACGGTAAGGAACATGAGCACAATGCACGTCAGGCTATGCGTAAAGCAGAGCAACATAAGAACGTAATGGATATGCTAAAGGAGTGCCTCGGTGCTTAAAAGCCGTTTGAAACTGGACCCGATAGTAAAACGCGACCCGAATCAAGGGATCGCCGAGGCACTCGCGCGCAGCGATCTTAGTAATAAAGCGTTGATTGATGCTGTAAAAGGCATTATGATGAAGGCCCCGGAAGTGCAGGTGGTACAACTACCTGCGCAGGCGCAACCGGTGCCGGTCGAACAACCGGTAATCAGACGGCCACGCAAGTGGACTTTTACGATTGAGCGGGATGAAAATGGATTGATGGACGGCATATCGGCCAAGGCTGATATAGGCAAAGCGATTGTAGGCACCAACCCGCAGGCGCCGCTGAATTGGCAGTTTAAAATGGATAAAGATGCAACTGGGCTGCTGGCCCGGATTATCGCGGAGGCAAAATGATTATTGAAACAACGAAGGGCCAGATGGACGAAGAAGTGCTGCTCAAGAAGACGGGCACATGGGACTTACCAACGGAGTTTGGTTCGTATGTAGAGTACTATATCGGCGACGAGATGGTGCATCGGAGTGCCACGGTAAACCTTAAAGAGGGTACAACCGCAGGCGTAGACGCAGGACAATTCGGAGGTTAATATGGCAAATACCGCAGGAATATGCAATTCGTTCAAAACAGAAGTACTTACAGGCATTCACGCCCTCGGACCGGGAACTGGCGTTCCGGCGCGCACAGTCTCTACGGCAGATGTAATCAAGTGCGCTATTTATTTAGCCTCTGGTTCGTTGAGCCCTGCGGCTACAACCGTCTATGCTGTCACCTCAGAAGTCGGCAACTCAGGCACATATGCAGCCGGAGGCGCAGTAGTAACAATGGCAACTGCACCTACCCTGTTTACCAATACAGGAACTTTTACACCCTCAGCATCAATATCGTTCACCGGCTTCTCGGCGACCGCTTTTGACACGGCGCTGTTCTACAACAGTTCACAAGGTGGTAAGGCTATTTCGTTGCATAACTTCAGTTCGCAGACCATCGCATCAGGCACGTTTACCCTAAACATGCCGACCCCCGGTGCTGCAACAAGTTTGATTCAGTTGGCGTAATGCCGTATCTAGCTGACAGAGTACAAGAGACAACAACGACCACAGGCACTGGGGCGGTTACGCTTGCGGGTGCGGTTACTGGGTATCAGTCTTTTGCTGCTGGCTTTGCCGGTGACTACCCGTGTTTGATTGGGTACTTGATTGTCAACGGTAACAACTGGGAAGTAGGCAAAGGTACACTTAACTCAACAGCCACGATATTGACACGAGATACAGTTCGCTCAAGCAGTTCATCTGGTTCGGCAATTACTTTATCAGGAACAAGCAACGTGTACTGTACAGCTTCAGCAGAACTTTTAGATAACGCAAACGTAGGGATGCAATACGCGCAAGTGCGCGGTATGGCGCTCTGTTAAAGGGGAATAATTATGGCTGGAGCAAATAGCGACCCGATTTACAGTAAGGTAGGCGCAATAGATGGAGGCAACATTCTCCTGACGGCAGCCAATGATTTTAATGGACAAAGCGTTAACAACCAAGTCATCTTCACCGCAGACTCGACGAATGGTTCATACATTCAACGGCTGAGATTCAAGCCTCTTGGTGGTACTGTAACAGCTTCGGTGGCGCGCATCTATATCAATAATGGTCTAGGTCGCTTCGCTTCTATTGCGGGTACGATGGCGGCGATTACTCCAACGGGAACGCAGTCTACAACAGGCGGTGCGGTGACAACCGGCCCCGGCATTACTTGGTATGCAAAGGTCTACCCGGTAGATGCGCAAGGGCAGATTGGTATTGCTTCATTGGAAGCCACAGCGGCTGCTACGACAGCCAGCGCGACAGGCTCGATTGCTTGGGCGTGGACGGCAGTGAATGCGGCTAAAACTTACATCTTGATTACGGGTACAGCAACCGGCGCAGAACGCCACATGTTCACCGCGACCACAAACAGCTACACACAAACAGTAGACGTATCGACTGCCAGAGAAAACCCCGGCTCGTTAGCTGGCGGTAACAACGCATACTACGGCGATATTTCACTTCCTATCTGTACGGCTTCAGCAGTGGCTGGCACACCAGAGTTTGACTATCCAATGAACATGGCCTTACCTCCCGGTTTTCGTATTATCGTCGGTCTTGGGACTACGGTCACGGCTGGGTGGTCATGTACCGTCATCGGTGGATCGTACTGATGTTAGATTTTAGCCACATCCCAAAAGGATACGCTGGCGCAGCAGATCAGCAGATTTTTATTGGAACCAATACCTCTATCGTGGGCGCGAGTCAGCAATGGCTAAAACCCCGTGGTATTTCCATGATTCAGATACTGTGTCTGGGTCAAGGCGGTAATGGTGGAGCGGGTGCCATTGGTGCGACAGCATTAGGCGGTACAGGGGGTGGATCAGGTGCTCAGTCTGCTTTGCTTATTCCTGCGGCGTTTATTCCTGATGTTTTATATATCCAAGCGGGTGCAGGTGGAGCAGGTACAGCTATCGCTTCTATCGTCGCAACTCGTCCTCATGGTGCAACAGCGGCCTCTATTCCTTTGCCACAAGATACATTTTTGATTGCCGGTGGGGCGATTGGTAACGCAGTCACAGCAGGAGCCGTCGGCACAATAGCCACAGCAATTCTTTCCGGTAAGGGTATGGCAACTTTCCTAGCCGGTATCGCCGGTGGCGCAGCGGGAGCTATCACTGGTACAGCAGGTGCAGCCGTTGCAGCGAACAC